ACGATGAATTTTGCCTACCCATCGGTACAAGCTTAAAGCCACAGACGGTCTTTGTATTTTCGTAGATAACCCCCGCTCTGTCCTCGCAGTTGAGGCAGGTTGTAAGGTTTTTCCAAGGGGTCCCGTCTTTTTTAACTTTACGGATCATTCCCGTTCCGTTGCAAGAATGACAGTGGTGAGCTACCTCTCTGTTCACAACTCTAAAGTGTTCCTGAACTTCGCGGGAGAATTGAGAGGCCTTCATGGTGGGTCTATATCGGGGCTTCTTAGTGTATTCATCCACACCAAGGTTCATTATCTTTTTCCACGATGCCTTGTGAGGTTTGCTTATGAAGTCTCTAGAGTAGAGAATTACGGAGCAGTCCTGCCCAGAAGACATTTTATAGGGCCTATCCCCCATAACCTCTCTAGTCATTCTTTGAATGTCGCGTTCTAGTTGATCTGACTCCTGTTGAAATTCAGTCTCTACAGCGTCTAGAGCTTCACGATCAATCTTGATGCCGTTCATTTCCATTTCTATGACTACATCAGTCATATCATTAGTACCTAGCACCACAGCCTTTAGGGATTTATTAGAGTCCTTCTCTAGCTCCTCTAGCTGTGCCAAGAACAACTCACCAGCACTTTGAATGTCGCCTTCACCATACTCAATCACGTTATCAAGTGCTATTTCATAGTACTCTTTACCGTTTTTAAATTCATCGTGGGTAAGGTCGGTTTTCTTCTCTGTGAGGCCGTACACTTTGACTACCTCTGCGAGGCTCAAAGGCTTTCTCTGGCCTTTATTTAACAAGTACTGACATATCATGGTGCAGAATCTGTTATTAGGTAAAGGTATACCTAGCGCACGGCTCCACATCTCATCAAACTTGTTATTGTGTGCAACTACCACACCAACTTTATTATAAAGCTCAACGAAAGGGCTAATATCAGGCTTAACGGACTTATCCATTTCGTTATGATATACTACAATTGTCTTGGTCTTGGTGCGTAGCTCCTCCAGGCACTGCTCTTTGTCTTGAAGGTTAGTTAAGTGACAGTATTGTGCGGTTACGAGCATGTTGTCTGGGTTATGTGGGGTATTATCTCTGACCCCCTCCGCAACCCAGCTAGTTCCAACTTCAAAGTCATAAATTAGGGCATCATCATTATACAACATAGCGGTTCGCCTTCTGGTCGAGCATGCACACAACTGTCCCGTGCCATCCGTTAAGTTTGTTTTTGCTTATATTTATCCAGCGTGTGAAATCAGGCTCGGCTTGGGCATCTTTCTGTTCCCTCGCGCCTATTCCGATTGCTAAATCTAACTCAGCCGCCTTGTGAACCTTACTACCAGACATATCGAAGTGGCTTACTACAGTACTGTCTCTGGCGTCTGCACTAGCTTGGGTAACACCAAAGACCGCTGTGTTGGTTCTCTTGGCAACCTCACGGGTTTGCCTGTACAGCTCCCCAAATTTCTCATGGGAAGCATTAAATTTTCCAGCAATGTGAACTTTGTCGAGCTGGTCAAAAACGACTACATCGAAACCAACCTTACTTATAATACTCTCAATCTCAGGTAGCATCAGGTCTTGGCAATCTTTGAAGAAAGCCAAATGATTAACTTTGTTCCAGTGTATAGCTGCACTCTCAGGGTCCAGTATCATTTCATCCTTGGACATGCCTGAAAAGGCTGACATTGCACGTTGTCTGGTGCGGATGGCTTGCTCTTCGTTACATACGAACAGAACCCGTAAACCTTGATCTACAAATCCATCAGGCCCAAAACATAGGCTGATCATAAATGCAGACTTACCAACATTTGTATTGGCAAATACTGCACCGAATTCCTGACGCCCGATGCCATACACTTTCTTGTTAAGTGTGGGCAGGTTAAACTTGAAGCGTTGTTTATCGGAAAGAGTTTCAATTATCTGATAAACGTCTGCCGTTTCAAAATCTATTAGTTCGTCTTTACCAAACCCATCACGATATTCGTCTACAAGATTAACTAGCTCTTCCCATCCATCACTCTCTCCAAGTGAAATGGAGGCAGCTTTGTCTGCTATGACCTGCGCAACATAACGCTGGTCTAACTTAACAATAATGTCATTGGCGATATCATCTGAAATTTCAGACTCGGCGGCTACATCAGATAGAAACTGAATTACTTCATCCTTCTGAGACCTAGTGCTCGTAGGATTGTTTGCATCATACAGAGATACTACTTCTGAGATTGTTAAGTCCTTTTCATAGGACTCCTGCGCCTGTTTGATTGTAAGAAAAACGTCACGCGCTTCATGCTCGAAAAGTTTAGGATTGAGTCTGGCCTTGTTAGACTCGTAGAATTCGTTGTTCAGAATCTTCTTTAATATTGTGGTATCCATGGTTTTCCCTATGCGAAAGCTTTAGGGGTCCGAATGTACCACGACTTAAAATAAAAACCAAGGGTCTTTATGAGACCCCATACATAAAAAAACCCGCTTCAAAAAAGAGCGGGTCTTACTTTGGGGGTTCTATCCCTGAGAAGCTCCAAGCTAAGTACTTGTCATTTCTCGGTGAACCAGTGGGCGGGTTAGGCCAATCGGTAATCCTGAAGTGCCACATATTGTCAGTCCTTACGCATTCTTTAATTTCATTTGCTTTAGGTCTGGAACTTGGGTTCCTCTACGGTCACGAACATCAAAAGTTACTTCTGTTACGGCATCGTTACTTTTCATATATCCGTTCAGAAGTGTCTCTATCTTCGCTTCTTCTTCGCCAGCCTCACGGAAGCTGTCCACATCAATATCAATCAAACAAATTGCTCTGAGTTTTTTACCCATCTTCAATCACCCTTAATAACCTTTCTGGGGGATACTCCTTGAGGTCCCTTGCAAGGAACCTTACAGCACACTTTCTTCCCCCTCTTAGTTGTGCCGCTACTTGTAGTGCCTTCCTTGAGGCGTCCTTGTCAAGGGCGATTGTGATATTATCTCTCTGTTTTAAGGATGTTCTCTGTTTGTACGACAGATTTGTTCCTAACAAAGCCACCCCAGTGTATTTCTTCGTGGCATAAACCGCACAGGCGGATGCCGCATCTTCAACTAAAACTACGGGATCACAATGCCCCACTGTAAATAAGTTTGTAGTCTCACCGTAAACCTTCCACTTAGGTTTCAGTCTCGTTTTTAGTGATCTACCGACACATCCACTACTATCAGAATTGAAGAACAATACTCTGTGTTCTTTGGGGCTGTATTCTATTCTGCAAGCACCATCTAGATATGCTTGAAGGCAATTATTTTCTAGAAGGTAATTGTAGGTATCCTCACGCAGTAGCGGCGATGATAATATTTCTGGAATGTCTGAAGTTTTACGTTTCTGTACGTTTTTAATGCCGTTTAGAGCATTCCGTATTTCAAGAATATTTCTACCCACATTATTTATTCCACGGGAGCCACATGAAGCTTTATAGCAGTTCCATTTAAGGTTACCATCGATCTGGGTAATACTCATGGTTTTGTTACCACCACAGAACGGACAGTTAACCCTTATAGTTTCTCCTGAGTTGACCCTATAGTTACTGATAGTACTTAACTGATCCTGATAGTAACTCATATATATAACCCCTGTCACAACAGGGTTTAGGGTACATATTGATGGGGCATCTGTCTAGCCCCTAAATAAAAAAAAGGTAGGGGTATCAGAAATACCCCCACCATACGTTGTTGTTTTATAAAGTGCTACTTAGACCCTGAAGGTCGTAGGTTCAAATCCTACTCCCGCAACCAAAATCTAAGTAAATCAATGGGTTAGCAATACTCATTTCATTTCGTTTCTGTTAGTTTCCCAAACTTGCATGATTTGGGGTAGCTCTGCAGCTAGCGAATCTTTTATCGCACGGGCTAGCTGAACGTGCTCTAACTGGGTCACCCCTTCATCATCCCTAACGTCTAGGTAGTGTAGCCACGATCTTACTGTACCATTCACATACATGGTGGACATGGCATAGCCCTCTGGTAGGACCCCTCTGCAGCACTCTTTTGCAACCCCCAAGGACCTGAGCTTTTTGTACAGTCTTTGGCTGTTCTCAATGTGATTTCTGCACAACCTCTGTAGGTACTCTTGTGTCTCCTTATCGAAGTTATCTAGACTGTTTTGACGGTTCTTAGTGTCCTGCCTACGGAACTCCCTTTCGGTCCACTGTATTTCGTCTGAGTACCTCTGAGAGAATTCCTGAAACGTAAAACTTCTGTGTCTCAACAACTGGCGCGTAATATCTCTAGGTGCCTTAATTTCGACTACGAAGTTAGCAGTCTCAAACACACTCCAATGTTTATGTTTGACGCAGTAGGCTAGAAGCTTCTGTGCAGTATCATGGTTAGATTGGTTTGATGGGTTAGACACCCTCGCTGCATATGCAATTAGCTCCTCCATGTTGTCTGCATCAATATTGAAGGGCATAGTCTTGCCTACGATTTTAGCTGAGTAATCCATATTTTCTCCTAGAAGGGGGGTTCTTGGTTAGGGTAGGCGGGTTTCCACCCAACATGCTTATAGATTTCCATTTTAGGGGTATCTATAGGGTCCTTATCTGGCCCGAACATTTCTCGAATGAAGCTATCAAGAGCGGGACTAGGCACCTTTTTGTCCATACTTCTGCCTCCGTTTATCTTGGGCGTTGTCCCCTGCAGTTCCATCTTGAACTAGGTAGATAGACAGAACGTCACGGGTCTTGTGTCCAGTGACCTCTCGGATTTCATCATCGGTGCAAGAAGCGTTAGCCATCTCGGACGCTGCAGTTCTACGAAGGTCCCGTAGTTGTAATTTCTCTGGGAGGTTCAGTGCCTCTAAAACTAACTTGCGGTGGCAATTGTAATTTCTGTTATCATACTCACAGATTTTTTTATTTCGTGGGTCTACATGGTACACAATCCTGTTGGTACTGTTGACACGTTTGATTGTTGATAAGCGTTTTACTAGTTCGTCGCTCATAACAACATTCATAGGCTGCTCGGTCTTCTCTTGGGTGAAGATCAATCGATTGCCTACAACATTTTCCCAAGTCAGTTGGCGTATATCTCCAGGCCTCTGAGCTAAATCATAACAAGCTAGAGCTAGTGTACCTAAACCGTGAAACCCTAGTTCGTCAGACTTATCTATAAAACGATAGATGTCGCCCTGCTCCCAGCGTTCCTTGCGACTAGCGGGTGTTTTCAGGTCCATCTTTGCAAACGGGTTAAACTTGATGCCCTTCCCATAAACGCTGCCAACGTAGAACAACCGACGAATTGTCTTTATGCACATATAAGCTCGGTGATATGAGTAGTGCTCTGTCAAGAACTGTTTTAAAGCGTCAGCCCTCTCCCGATCCATCGTGGATACCATCAAAGCACCTAGAGGGGTCTTACTGCGCGGCAGGGTGACCTTACATATCAGACCTAGCTGCTCCTTATAGCTCTTCTGCGTGTTAGGCTTACGCTCTTTGAACTCACTGGTCTGATAAAACCAATGAACAAGGCCAGACAAAGTCCTTTCGTTGATCGCAATAGCGTTCTTTTTCTTGCGACTGTAGTCGTAATACAGTTGTTGAACGGTTGCGCTATACGCTAGAGCCTCTTGTTCATCATGCATTGTAAATCCATGCACTCCCAAGGCTATCCGCATGTCTTTCTTTGGTTGAAACCTGTACTCAGATTTCCCCTTCTTTTTGTACACTTGAATGTACGGTGCTAACATATTTCCCATTCTTATATCCTCCAAGGTTATCAGTATCAGAGTAAATACCCTATGTTAGGGGTATAAGCAAGACCTTTTGATACACAATTAGTAGTTGACCACTGTGTAGACCTTGTGTAAGATATGTATAACAGAGGTTGCTAATGACCCACCCCGACTTCTGTTAATGCTGCTGGTGAATTTCCTCCCTGTCTTAGCCAGCAAAAACCCCCCTCGGAGCAATCCTTGGGGGGTTCTTTTATTCTAATTACTGGCGCGTTAAGATATAACGTAACCTTTACCCTGTAAGCTTAATAATGTCAGCACTGTGGGTAGCGATAGTAACGCTCAACCCGTCAGCCTCTTCTTCGCCACAAGGAATGACCACTAGTTCGCCTGACTTTAGAAGAATTAGTTGTTGGGTCCCATCTTCGTACTCCAGTAGCTCTTGAAGGCCCTCTATCCATTGGTGTACTTCTGCTCTTGTTCTTTTATAGTTCAATTTTGATAGTCCCTTCAATTTTTAGCTACTGGCGCGTCAAGAGTAATATATAACTTAGACTTGCTTTGGCGGGGTCAATGGAAGGGACCTTATATACTGACTCTTGTTGGCGCAAGCAAAAATCTAAAAAAATTTCAGAAAAAAAGTATCTTGCAAGGGGTAGTTAATTGACCCTATGCTAGGGGTTATAGGGGCCAGACGCTCTTATTCACTAACCTAAAAGGATACCACACAATGAAACATGAAATTAATTTTGTCGCTAATGTCACAGGTTTTTTCGCTTTGACTATGAAAAGTAGAAACAGAAAGACAGGGCCTATACCTGTGTCAACTTCCCACAATGGGACTTGTCCCAATAGTTGCCTATTTAAAAAAAATGGATGCTACGGGGACGGGGGCCACATCCGTAGATTTTGGGATAAAGTTTCTGCAGGGAAAGCTGGGGGGACTTGGCTTGCATTTCTAGGGGCTGTCTTATCAATTAAAGAGGGCCAGTTGTGGCGATTAAATCAAGTTGGGGATTTACCGCCAAATATTGCAGAATGTAATGATGAACAAATAGACCCTGTGGCCCTCTCTGAATTAGTAGAGGCTAACAAAGGAAAGCGGGGCTTTGGGTTCACGCATTATAGTATAGAAGACACACACAATTTTAACGCTGTAATGGATGCAAACTTGAATGGCCTAACTATTAACGCCTCATGTAACGGGTTAGACCATGCCGATGAATTGGCAGAGATTGTATATTATAATTGGGAGGCCAGCCCCGCAAAAAGTAAGTTTCCTAGCATTCCTCTTGCAACTGTATTGCCTGAAAAAATGGGAATTCAGGACGGGGAAAGCTTGGCAGATTATAAAAAGAGAAAACCAACTGTAACCCCGATGGGCCACAAGCTGACAATTTGCCCCGCAACTTATATGGACACAAATTGCAAGGACTGTGGTTTATGCAGCATATATAAGAGAGAGACTATTGTGGGTTTTCCCGCCCATGGGATTAGCGTCAAAAAAGCTGACGCCGTGGCGAGTGCTCCCCGATGAAAATAATTTATCTTTTCTGTGGTTACTTCACATTTTGGCTCGGTGTGATGTGGCTAGTTCTCAAATATACTACATAAATATTAGGCCCCCTTTGTTGGGGGTCTTTTTTTTCTTGCGTTATAATTTCACAAGGGGTAACATCATAACCACTAGCTAGGTGGTCTAGCTCTTTTCACTAACTCAAAAGGATACCAATTATGAATATCGTTACTTTCCCGAATGCTTTTGCAACTACTCCAGAAACTACCGCCCCAGAGGCCCAGAGCTTCCCCCAGTTGGATGCTTTAAACTGGCAAGCTAAGTTTGGACAGTATGCAATGTTGACCACTCCAGAAAATACCCCCACGCTCATTAAGCCATGGCAAAAACGTCCTATCTTTCGGGATGATACCCAAGAATGGCTAGGGGATTGTGGGGCTGGCTATGCAATCGCACAAAATTCAGACTTGCGGGATGTATTGCAAGAGGCATGCGAAAGCGCCCTTCCCAAAGAATATTTGGCAGAAATAAAGCTGGACGAAAAACAATCCCACGGGGGAGCTTTCACAAGCTTTTCCGTTCGCTTTGCCGATAGCGGCAAGGAAATCCGTCAGCTTGTAAAGAATACAGGCTATTCCAAGTTGTGGAACGGGGGAGAAAACACCCTCTTAAATCTAGGCTTTGGGGTCACTAACTCTTTCGGCGGCAAGTCCCCTGTGATTATCCGTTCACTTGTGACAGACTTAGCTTGTGACAATGGCATGGTCCTAGATATCCTTGGGGGTAAATCATCGCGCCGCCATACTTCAGGTTACACCCCAGAGTATTTCATTCCTTTCATTAAAGAGCAGGTGAAAAAATATGAAAGCAAAATCGAAGTGTGGAATGCATGGGCTCAAGCCAAGATAACCCCAGCCCAAGCCCAAGAAACTCTGGAGGGCATGGGAATTGCTAGCCGCCTCACTGCAAAATTTATGGAGCAACTGGATATAGAGGCCCAGAGCAGAGGGTTCACAGTTTGGGGCTTGCATAGCTGTCTCACCCACTTTTCAAGTCATGACAGCGAGCTATTTCCCGTGCATGCCAGAGGTGAGCAGAAAGACAATGTGGCCCAAACTCTGGACCGCCGCCAAAATCAAGTTAGCGATTGGCTAGCAAGCCCCGCTTGGGCTTCCCTAACAGGGATTGCAGCGTAATGGATTGGCGCAAAATTGTGGAGATACTGGGGGATGCGCTTGGCGCGCTCTCCCTTTTTGCAGCGGGATGGATTTTCTTGTTTATCGGTTATGGAATGGGGTACTAAAATGCTAAAAATTAAACTTACAAAAACCCACCTTTCGCATTCCACCCTAAACGCTGGGGCCTTTGAAAAAACTTTCGGGGAATTCTTAAATGTGAATTTTGCAGATATCCCCCAAGGTGGAAAGCATGGGGTTGAATTCAAGTGCATTCTGGAGCTAGGCAAGCATGCCACCACCACAACTTTGAAACTGTACAGGCCCAAGAGTAAAAAAGAGAAGCGCATGTGGATTTCTGGACTAAAGGAAAAAGCAAGCGCAGGGGATTATCTGCTATTCTTTAAAGGTGACAAAGAGGCCATTCCCGTTGTGGTCTGTATAGAAACAAAAGAATAATCCCCGTAGATTTAAAATATTAGGCCCCCTTTTGGGGGTCTTTTTTTGTGCTAAATATTTTCTCTTGTAAATTTACAAGTAACCTATTAGCTTGGGGCTACACTATAACCCCGAAAGGATACCACACTATGAAAATTACTAAATCAGAAATTGAAAAACTAGCAACTAAATCACTAGCAGACCAGTACGCTCAAATTGGCGCAGATAAGATGATATTCTTAGAGGGTGAAATTCTTGCCGCTGGTTTTGATATCTCTTTAACTGACCTCCCTAGACAGTGGGAGCGTGTGATAGATTGGTTATCTGATGCACTGGAACTAGAAGAAAAGACCTCTAACGGATTTTAAACCCTAGGCCCCCCGCAAGGGGGGCTTCACTAACCTTAAAAGGATACCACACTATGAAACTTTTAATCATTTCCATATTTTCTGCTCTGCTAACAGTATCGAGCCCCTTTCTAATCTGTTGGGCCTTCTGGTCTATCAACTCTGCTCTCGGGGCCTCTGGGCTTGTCCTAGGGCTATTCTTTGGCCCATGGTTATCGTGCAAGCTCGGTGATTTTTTGGCGGGGGGTGTATAAATGCAGAAACTTTTCAACCCTAATATCTGGGCAGTCTCTGCCGTAGGTAAAACTGACAGCGGCAAATATACTTTGACGCTAGAAGCTCCCCGCCCTGAATACCCTCAAACATATAAGAGTGATGGGACCCCCTATCAAAGAACTATGAAGCATCGCACAATCACAGTTTCCCGTGCCCACTATCATTTTTATTTGGATAAAATTTGGGACAAGAATTATCAATCTGTGAAAACATCGGGGGGCAAATAGATGCAAACTATCCTCACAAAATATCTAGGCCCTACAGATACAAAAGGCCCAAGGGTCAAGGCCATGACTTCCAGCGGTCACAAGGGGTCAACTTATACCACAACTTGGGACGATAGTTTAAACGTAGAGGGTAACCATACCTATGCAGCCCAAAAGCTCTTAGACCGTCTAGATTGGCTTGGAATGTGGCGAATGGGGGCAACTGATAGGGGATTCGTTTTCGTTAACGTAGAGGACCACAGTTCCCCTAAAATCATGGCAGTCCAGCATGATTGGAGACTAGGCAAATAATCAATCGGGGGGCTACGGTCCCCCTTCACTAACTTAAAAGGATACCACAAAATGAATACCGAAAATCAAAACACCGCCCAAGAACTAGACCCTTGGGCTCAAATAGAATTGATGCATTTGATTGCCGCTGATCTGCACAAGGATGGGATGGTAGAAACATGCAAAGATATTCACATTCTTATTGCATGCCTCAAACAAGAGCTAAACACCGTCCACGAATTAAAAAAGGAAAGGGATAGGCTAACAAGTGAGATATCAACTTCCCGTTACAGATTAGGACGGGCCAGAGAGACCATAGAGCTAATTAAAAAGCTCTCGACTGCAGAGGTGGCCTAATGTCTTATTTCTTAAAATTTAGAGCGTCATTCGATACAAGCTACCCTTGGACCGTAGTAGATAACAGGGTGTTTAATTGTAATGATGCAGCTAGAAAAGCAATCTCAGAGAGACACCCTAACATCTATTACGAATACGCAATTGGAGACTGTGACCATTACCCTGATAAAGCCCTGTGGCTTGCATACGGTCCCTTCTAAACTCTCCCCCTTAACAATATCTAGGCCCCCTCTCTTGGGGGTCTTTTTTATTGCCCTGTTATATCCCGCGCCGATAGACCAGAGAGAGGGCCACACAAGCTAGCCCCTGTAGTTTGGCTAGGGTAGTGGCCTAAAGAGTTAAACCCCCCCTAGTTATCCCTGTAGATTAGTCCTAGAGATATCTCAGGTTTAATAGAGTGCATCGCCATGCGGCACCACACGACTTAAATTTTCTGTCACACGCAAAATCTCTGCCCTTTTTTCTTATTCTGTTACCAAAAAGTTATGAGTTTCACAGGGTTAATTCTTTGATAAACCTGCAGAAATTCTCTTTCATTTCTTTTCTCTATAAATTCCCTGAAGATTTTCCCTCTCTCGTATCTTTCCTAAGATAATTACCCTAATAAAATCAGAAGGTTAGCAATGCTCGAAAGAAATCGGGGGGGCCAAGCGCCATGGGGGGTGGGGTACGATATCGTATACAGTCTATGCACAAAATAAGGAAAATTGGACAGTAAACCGCCTAGGGTTAGCATGGGGGGATACGGACCAGAATTAATTAGTATGTAAACTCCGTAGTATGGCTAGAATAGGGGTCCCGTGGAGATTGTAAACGTAATAGGGGTTGTAATAGTACCCCTAAGAGTTGACATACCAGATATGGTGCTGTAGGGTACTCCCAATAATAATAATAACGGCTGATTGGGTAGGGTCACCTATAAGAGCAGTGGTGATATGACGAACACAGAAACAATACGGTTCGACTTTGAGTTGGACATCGAACATGAACTAGAAGTAGACCAGGATGGTATCCTAACCATCTCTTGTTTCACTTATACTCCCATAGATGAGGACGATGCTAATGTCGTGGCAGTACCTTTTGGGGAATTACTAGATTCCGCAATAGAGACTTGCCGTGATGACTTAGGGTACGAGGGATATAGCTCTCTGTACACTATGGGGCATGCCCTTTCAGAAGCTTCTAAGCGTGTATTAAAGGCTGCAGAACTCCAAGAAGACTACGTCAACGGTAAAGACCACCTGATGCGCTTCTTTGAGGGTGATGGCGATGCAGTATGATCCAGATGAACTCACTCACCTTAACGTACCTGAACTATTTGATGCGTATTGCAGATTAAAGTTCAGACAGACCCTATCGGTAGTCCAGAACAAATCAAAACAGGAGGGGATAGAATTCGATCTTGAAGTCGATGACCTATCCCCCTTCCCCTTAAACTGCCCTGTGATGAATACCCCAATTGATTACTTCAAGAAGGGGCAGGGTGGGAGCAATAATAGTCCATCCCTTGACAGGATTAATCCTACCAAAGGTTATATTAAGGGAAATGTTCGGGTGATCTCTCAGAGGGCTAATCGTCTTAAACAAGATGCAACGGTATCTGATGCTATCAGGCTACTCGCCTATCGACTTGATGTTCCGTATGGCGAGGTAAAGGAAAGACTGTCTCTGTATATATAGTAACCCCCAGAGGACAATCTGATTTTACCATATAAAAGGGTCCCTGTCTAGGGGTTCTTTTAGTTGACTAACAGATAATCTCCATGTTATAACGATTAGAAGATGGAAATATATGACTAGAGCACCATCTAGTACAGGCTCCGACAAGTACACAATTAATCTCCACTACATTCGCGCAGCTATTGAGGCCAACACAGGCGTCAGGCTGTCCCTAGCTAGGACGAGGGAGTTATTAGTAGAAGAGGGCCTAATCACCCAAGATCAAGCTCGTAGGAACGCCCAGCCCTTCACAGGGTATGCAGATTTCTTCGACACAGAAATAAGCTCTTCGCCCCCTAAAGCTACTAGGGATGCGGCGAGGATTGCAAAGAAACTCCATGAAGACAGGTAGAACATAGCTATGCGTTATAAAGTTGCAAAAGTTAAAGAGTCCAATTGCGGTGCCTCCGTACAGGCCGCTGGCGGTGGGTATATGGCGGTTGAGGGTAATGGTATCGATATCACTAACCTAAAGAAACCCAAGGCTGGTTACTCAAAAGGTGGATACGCTAAAAAGCCCAAGAAAAAGATGGAATACTAATGTTTATCGGTCTGGTCGTTATGTGTTCGATGGCTGTGGAAAGTCAGTGTTTTTACTCATCTTCCCCGCGCATCTTTACTGATCAGATCACCTGCAGAGACAAATCAACATCTGCTGCCCTTGGCTTTAAGAAGCGGTTTGGGGACGTTTATAGCTACGTCCCGTTCTGTATCCGTATTCCAAAAGGTATCCCTGTTTAATATCATGTTATCCAGAATTTTTAGCACAGACATATTTTATAAAGGGCTTGATCGTATCAACGATTATATAGCCAACAATTCTTTTGATCCTGTGCATGCCAATCTAACAGAGACCTTCGCAAAACGAGCTTGCGTAACAGACCTGTTAGATAATTTTGAAGAGGTGCAGCAAGAATTATTGCAAGCTGCACAGTATGCCACTCCAATCCAAGGTGACCTGTTCTTTGATGAGGACATAACCAAAGATGGGAAGTGGCATAAGTTTATTTTAAAGTGGTACTCAAAGCCTACCCCTAACGCCCGTGTTCAATGCCCTAGGACGTTAGAAATTTTGGGTCGCCACAAAGATATTAGATTAGCTATGGTTTCACATTTGGAACCAAAGGCGCGGATAGAAGCTCACAGTGGGCCATGGCGAGGGAGTGTAAGAGTCCATATCGGGCTACAGACACCCAACAGTAAAAACTGCTTTATTATGGTCGATGAGCAACTGCAATTTTGGCGTGACGGGCAGGTATTAGCATTCGATGATACCTACGAGCACTACGTCGTAAATGGCACTTTCTATCCGCGCTCTATTTTATTTCTGGATGTCGAGCGAAAGATGAAGACTTGGCATTCAAAGTTTGTCGTGTGGCTACTCAACAGGACTGTTGCGAGGCTTTCGGCTAGGGACTAGCGGGTATGCCCATTTAATGGGAACAACCCTTTAATCAGTGATGGTATAATATCCTCTGTACATACCACTTACAGGAGGTTATAATGGTATCATTACTACACCGAGCTTGGAAAAGCTTTGAAGCGTATCAACAAAAACGCGCAGACTACATCTTGTTACAAACGCTTTCAGATAGAGAGCTAAGAGACATAGGGATTGGTCGCAGTCAAATCAGAGAAGTTACCTATGGCGAGTACGAAGGACGTTGAACGTCTGCCTAGTGGGCGTATTAAATATCGCGGCGAAACCTTTGCAGGATATAATAAGCCTAAACGGACTCCTGGGAGTGCGAAAGCTAAGGCAGTGCTAGCCAAACAAGGTGATGAAATTAAACTTGTTCGCTTTGGGGACCCAGACATGAAGAACCGCCCGAATAATGCGGCGGCTCGTAAGTCTTTCAGGGCGCGTCATGGGTGTGACACTGATGCTGCTAAAAACAAACTCTCAGCAAAGCATTGGTCGTGCAGAGATTGGTAAGTACAGAGTATATTCTGACACTGGGCAATTACTTCTAATTACATCCGACAAGAGAATTTATGAAAGCTTTAAAATGTCCCTAGTAAACAACATGAATGCGCGGAAAAAGAATGGAACTAGTCGCTCTAAGAAAAAGAGCACAGTTAGTGACAAAGCCTACGCTGACATGAAAGCAGGTTGGCCTAAAAAGAAGAAGAAAACTACCAAGAAATCTTAGGTCAGTCGTATCCTACTGGGGAGGTAAGGATATGATGGTACTAACCAAGCGGCATATAACGGTTGGTCTCATAATAGAGACATAGACGGTCAGCTTTCTGGCTGCATATTTTACGTCCCCCATCACGCATATTGATCAGGGGACTTTAAGTATGATTGATCCGTTAACTGCTTTATCTGTGGCTACAACAGCCGTATCCCAGTTTAAAAGTCTGGTAAACGCAGGTAGAGATACGACAGAAGCATTAACAAAATTCAGTGGGGCATGGGCTGATATTAACGAAGCCGAGCGTAGGGCTAACAACCCCACTATAACCGATAGATTCAGCGGCAGTTTTGAGGAACGCGCAGCATTAGCGTTCTCTTCAAAGCGCAAGTCTATGGAATTAAAAAAAGAATTGGAAGATGCAATTCAGTTTATATATGGACCATCAGGCTTGAAAGAATACAAAAACACTCTCCGTAGCATGCGGGAGCATAAAAAAAAGACCGAATACGCCAAAGCTGAATTTATGCGCAAGACCTTAGAACTTGTAGGTGGGCTCTTAGCTACCCTTGTGGCGGCAGGACTATTTGGAACCATCATATATTACATCGGAAAAGGTCAGGGCAAGTGGTAAGATGGTAGAAGAACGGTTGGACCGATTGGAAGAGAAAATAGACAGGGTTTCAGAAGCTATAATAATTATGGCTCGTATGGAAGAACGTCAAATTTCTGCATTCAAACGTATGGATCACCTAGATAATTCTCTGAAGCGTTTTGATGAGCGACTAGATGATATGGAAAAGGCGGGAATACAGCGGGAACAGAAGATCGCCTTTGCAGAGCGGTTATTTTGGATGCTCCTGTCTGGCGCAGTCGGCCTCGCATTTATCTACATGAGGTAGTCATGGAAAATAAGACTTACACAGACAAGCAGGTTGCCTTTTTGGATGCTCTAGTGGGCTCCGCACGGGGAAACATTCGAGAAGCTATGCGGGAAGCTGGATATTCAGATAATACCCGTACCAGCGAAGTCGTAGACCCCCTAAAAGGTGAGATTATTGAGCGCAGCCAGATGTTACTGGCTATGAACGCTCCAAAGGCTGCGTTTGGCATGCTTAACGTCCTAGATGATCCCTCCGCTATGGGGGCTAGGAACGCTGTTTCGGCAGCAAAAGAAATCCTTGACCGTACAGGGCTGGTCAAGAAAGAACAAATTGAAGTCAAGGGTCCAGAAGGGGGTATTTTCATAATGCCACCCAAGCAGGTAGCCGATGACACAATGGAAGAATAAGGTACGGCCCAACGCCACTGCAAGAGTAGCGTATGGGTACAAGCCCTGCGAGGACGATCCTTTAGTTCTCGTACCAGACGATCAGGTAACTCCTTTCATGGAGGAAGCCTTTACCTATTTGGATGGAGGGCATTCCCTTCGCCAAACTGCAGAGTGGGTAACTGATAAGGTGGGACGCAAAATATCCCATCAAGGTCTGTCTAAGATTTGGAAAGAGCATCGTCAGGGTGCCAACAAAACAGATCGAATTAAGAAGCTAGATAAGGATAAGCGAAAGCGGAAACCTAAGACTAAAGAAGAAAAAGAAGAAGCGGCTCTTCGCCAGCGGTTGTCACAAGCAAGACGCAGACTGACCATGGCAGAAAATAAAGTAAAAGAAAAAATAAAAGAAGAGCCAGAGTCTAGCTTCTCAGATACCCTCGACTTCTCTGCCGCCAATGACGCCGACAATGAAGAGGTTCTGTTTAAACCCAATCAAGGGCCACAAACAGATTTTCTCGCCGCATCAGAGCGTGAAGTCCTATATGGCGGGAGCGCGGGCGGTGGAAAAACTATGGCCCTGATCGCAGACCCCATGAGGTACTTTTCTAACCCTAATTTCAATGGGTTAATACTACGGCGTACCACCGATGAACTTCGTGAAATCATCTGGAAGTGCCAAGAGCTTTACCCAAAAGCTTTCAAGGGCGCTAAGTGGCAAGAACGCAAGTCTCAGTGGGTATTTCCATCGGGTGCGCGTCTATGGTTAACCTACCTAGAACGCGATGAAGATGTACTCAGGTATCAAGGACAAGCCTTTAGCTACATAGGCTTCGATGAACTGACTCAACACCCCACAAGCTTCGCGTTATCCTACATGCGCAGTCGCTTGAGAACCACTGATCCTACGCTTCCTATTTTTATTCGTGCCACTACAAATCCTGGTGGGCCAGGCCATCAATGGGTTCGCAAGCTCTATATTGACCCCTCACCGCCTAACAAGGCGTTCCCCGCCACAGACCTAGAAACTGGTGAAACTTTAGTATACCCAGAGGGGCATGAAAAAGCAGGGCAACCCCTATTCTACCGAAAATTCATACCTGCCTCACTTAAAGATAACCCATACCTTAACGCAGATGGGCAGTATGAAGCCAACCTCCTAGCACTCCCTGAAACACAACGGCGGCAGTTATTAGAAGGTGATTGGAATGTTGCCGATGGGGCCGCATTTTCTGAGTTTAGACTAAAAGATCATGTTGTGGAGCCCTTTACTATCCCCCCTGATTGGAGGAGGTTTAGATCGTGCGATTACGGGTACTCTAGTTTTAGTGCAGTTCATTGGTTTGCTATTGACCCCGCCTATGAAACTCTGATATGTTACAGAGAGTTATACGTCAGCAAGCATACAGGTCGGGATTTAGCTAAAGCTGTACTTGACGCGGAACAAGGTGAGAATATTTCCTACGGAATACTGGACTCTTCTTGTTGGCATGTACGGGGTCAATTGGGACCCTCAATCGCAGAAGAAATGATCTCACAAGGTTGTCGGTGGAAGCCCTCCGATAGGTCGGCTGGATCACGAATTGCAGGTAAAAACCGCTTACATGAATTGTTAAAAGTGGATCAGACTACAGAACTGTCTGGGATAGTATTTTTTGATACCTGCCGACAAATTATATCTGATTTGCCTACAATTCCTAGTGACCCAAAAGGAAGCGATGATATCGACAGCCGATACAAGAGTGACCATGCGTATGACTCCGTAAGGTACGCTATTATGTCTCGCCCAAGGTCTAAGTCCATATTTGAAGAAATGGGTACAGATTTTAATAAAGGGTACACTCCTAGTGACTCAATATTTGGATACTAATACATGGCCCTATTAACACCCCCAGAAAACTTGAACTTAGATATCGATGCAGAGACACCTATGTCGTTTGCTGCAGAAGGTTCTGACGTACAGCAAGAGAATCGAGAGTTATCGGACCTTGTTGCTTGGGTTACCCAGCGTTACAATCGCGCTAAAGACTCGCGTAGTGACGATGAAGAGCGGTGGCTTTCAAACTACCGAAACTACCGTGGCCTCTACGGCCCTGATGTAGCCTTCACAGACAACGAGAAGTCTAAAGCGTTTATTAAGATTACAAAGACTAAGACTTTAGCTGCATACGCGCAGATTTCAGACGTTCTTTTTGCAGGGGGCAAATTTCCCATTGGCATACAGCCAACCTCAGTATCTACAGGTGCCAAGGACGCAGTCCACATGCGTATGGACGATAAACCTGAAGAGAAGTCACCAAAGAAGTCCACCTCAACTGCAAAACGTCCTGAGTTGATAGAAACAGGCCCTTATGCTGACATCTTAAAAGAAGTAGAGGAAGATATCCAAGACGGGGCTTCAGGTGCTGTAGGGGCGCTTGTGTGGGAACCTGCAAAGGCTTCCGCGAAGAAGATGGAAAAGCTCATCCACGATCAGTTGGAAGAGTCCGAAGCTAGCAAACACCTCCGAGCTATCGCTTTTGAGATGGCCCTCTTTGGAACGGGTGTTTGTAAGGGTCCCTTTGCTCAAGAAAAAGAGTATCCTCGCTGGAATCCAGAGGGTGAATACGATCCTATTTTTGAGACTATCGCAAAGGTAGAACACTGCAGCGTCTGGGACTTCTATCCAGACCCTGAAGCCCGTTCCATGTCTGAAGCAGACTATGTTGTGCATCGTCATCGTATGAGTCGAAGCCAACTACGCGCACTTAAAAAACGCCCCATGTTTCGTGAAGAAAGCATTGAAGAGGCGGTCTCACTTGGTCCAGATTACACCCCTGAACATTGGGAAACTGTTCTTGAGGATGGTACTGTAAATTCAGGTGAAACTGAACGCTACGAGGTATTAGAGTTCTGGGGTATGATGGATGCCGATATTGCTGAACAGGCAGGTATCGAATTACCAGAGGAATTCTCAGATCAAGATCAGGTTCAGGTCAATTCTTGGGTTTGCAACGGACAGACCCTTCGACTTGTAGTAAACCCCTTCGTACCTGCCCGTATTCCATATCACGCTGCCCCATATGAAGCCAATCCTTACAGCTTCTTTGGCGTAGGTATTGCAGAGAATATGGCTGATACACAGTTGTTAATGAACGGTTTTATGCGGATGGCTGTGGACAACTCTGCGTTGAGTGGAAACCTCCTTATTGAGATCGATGAAACCAATTTGGTTCCAGGCCAATCAATGGATATTTACCCAGGCCGTGTGTTTCGGAGACAGAGCGGGTCCCCAGGACAGGCCGTGTTTGGAACCAAGTTCCCCAACGTATCTAACGAGCTTATGATGATGTTCGACAAGGCGCGTCAACTTGCAGATGAATCTACAGGGATGCCCTCTTACGCTCACGGGTCAACTGGGATTATGAGTACGGGGCGTACCGCTTCTGGAATGTCGATGTTGATGGGTGCTGCCGCTCAAAACATCAAAGCTGTTGTTAAAAACATCGATGACTATCTCTTAGGTCCTCTTGGCAAATCCATGTTCGCTTTTAACATGCAATTCAACTTTTCGCAGGACCTATTAGGTGACCTAGAGGTTGTATCGAAGGGTACAGAGAGCCTTATGCGCAACGAAGTGCGCTCCCAGCGGCTCCTGCAGTTCATGCAACTATCGTCTAACCAGATGATGGCACCGTTTGTGCGCTATGATTACATCCTACGGGAGTTAGCAGCGTCCATGGATTTAGACGAAGACCTAATTTTGAATGACGCACGGGAAGCACAATTACAGGCTAAAATGATTGCTGAATTGCAGAAAGCTATGGGTGTCGAGCCTGAAGCTGCCCAACAGCAACAGCCAGAAGGGCAAGGTCCTATGGGGCCACCACAAGGGGGAACAGCGCCAGTACCAGATGAACAAGGTTTCACTGGAACGGGTGGGGGAGATAATGGGGGGCAACCACAGCCACAACAGGCACCTCCCCAACAACCACCCCAAGGATAATATATGAAACGAGAGTTAGCACGTTATCTACTCCTGCTCGTTAACGACAAAGAAATGCTAGATAGGCTACAGGCCCTAATTGATAGCAAGATTGAAAATCATAGACTCTCACTAGAGTCTGCCAAAACGATAGAACGTGTTAGCGAGTTACAGGGAGCTATCGCTGAGTTGCGTAGATTGAAGTTTGTACAGGATGAAGTACGGGCGGCTGCAGAATGACAGGTAAGTTTTTTCACTATCTACCCGTGTCTGTTTACGCGGTGAAGTTAGGCCTATCGGACGTAGAGCGTCAGAGGATTATAGAGCATATTGACGCTTCTCAGAACCAAAACGATGAGAGTAATTCTGAAAGCACTTGGACAGGGGACGTACACGGCTTCCATGAGCTTCACAATAATCCTGCTTATTTACGTTTGTTTGGTCTCATTGGTGAGCAAATCAAAGAGTACGTCACAGGACTTAATATTGCTACCGAAGCCTTCGATTATTACTACACACGATCTTGGGCCACTAAACAAATTCAAGACCGAATGATTGCTCATCACAGGCATGATCAGTCCCATATTAGCGCAGTGTATTACCCTAGGGTTCCAGAAGGATCAGGTGACTTTTACATTGCTACAGATGATCACCAGAACGAGATCATAAAGGGTCTGTTTAGACCAGAATACTATGAAAAGGGTGCGGTTAAGGCTGGCATGCACCACAGTACCGCTGAACTACCTTTGAGGGTAGAGGACGATTTACTAATTATATTCCCGTCCAAAACAGCACACCGCACAGGGAAAAGTCAAAGCACAGAGTCACGGTACTCTATCGCAACAGACCTTATGTGCGTCCTGAAGAATGCTAGCGATTGGGAGATAGGTTTACCTCCCCTACACACTTGGAGAAAGTCCTAAATGGATTCGTCAATTCGCCCCAGAGAGCGCCCAACAGTAGAAATTTCAGCCGATGACGTTGAAAAGATAGAACGGGTGGTGTGGGCAGAAGCGCGTGGAGAAGGTGTAGAGGGTCGGGATGCTGTTAGAGGTGTTATCTTTAACCGACTTGGCTCCTCTAGATTTCCAAATGATGTAGATGGCGTCCTAGGGCGGGAGTTTGAGCCCGTTAGAACATATGGGGACGCACTCTCCATTCCTATCACCGATGAGGAGCTTCAACAGGGCCATAACGAATTTGCTGACTACTATCAAATAGGCAATGATGCTGTCGGTGGGCGTACTTTTTTTCAAAACGTAGCCACGACTGAATCCCGTGGAACCGACTTTTCAGGTCCAGACCCTTTGGTAATTGGGAGACATACCTTCACACGCGGGTATGAGGATCAGGAGCCTGTCATAGATACAAGTTTTTCGCATAACATTTCAGTAACTTATCCAGACGAGGAAACCATGGTAGTACAAAACTTCCGTAGAGGGGGCCAGCCCGATGAGCGAGGCCGCAAAGGTAGACGCAAAGAGTTTCTGCGGTCAATTCAGGGCTACTCTGATCGCGTAGAGGACGAAAAAAACGAAGCGATTTCTGAGCAGGACCAATCTGTAGAAGAGGTCTCTAGGTCTGTAGAAGACAAACGTAAAGACGTTGCCGTTGATGATACTCTGGGCATTAAGGACAAGCAAACCCGCAAACCTGTATCTGAAGCTGCCCTAAAGCAAACCGACGAAATTATTCAGACACCAAAAGAGCTATCAGATCGCCGTAGGGTACAGACTAATAAGCTCCCCGCCATGGAAGATGCTATTCCAGCGCAAAACCCTAAGACCCCTGCCCAACAGGATATACAGCTAGCAAAATCACAAAAATTACCAGAAGCCATCAGTATGAACCATGGTGGCCTTGCAATGGGTATTATGGCACCCGATGTAGTCACTGGGTTTGATCCCGTTTCTGGAAACCCCATTCCCCTAGGATCAACTGCAGAAAATGTTCGTGATGACATCCCTGCCGCTCTGTCCGAGGGAGAGTATGTCGCCCCAGCCGATGTTGTTCGTTGGCATGGATTAAAAACTTACGTTGAAATGCAACAAGAAGCCAAGATGGGCCTTATGGCAATGGCATCTATAGGACAAATAAAAGGATTAGAAGAAGATGGAAATTATGGAGAATCTACCTGCCCAATTTGCGGCGGCTATGAAGGCGAATGCGAAGCTTGCAATGGAATGGGTGGACACCACAGCGAAGACGAATACTCAGATGATGGAGACTTGGGCGAAGGTTATGAAACTGCCGAAGTAACCGTTGTAGAAGAGGAGTACCCCATGAAAGAGGACTCCGAGGGAATAAAAGCATATCCGAGTGAAGAGGTAGGTCAATCATTCACTGTCGGGGATGAGCAGGTTTTGCTTGTTTTCAATACGCCATCCAAACCTTACGGAATGTGATCGGCGTCTTGGGCTACCCTGAACGGCCCCCAATTATTTGAGACATAAATTATATGGCAAAGTATCGTGGTACACACACCGAAGACTTAGAAAAAGAACTAGCAGGTTATGAACCCACGCCTGTTCAAGAACAGCAACTTCCTACGCAGGACCCAGAAGAATCCTCCTTTAAAAAGCGGTATGGGGACCTGCGTAGACACCTACAAAGTGTGCAATCTAATAAAGATCAAGAGATTGATGCACTCAAAGAGCAGCTAAGTGATGCTACTCGTTCACAAATCAAGTTTCCCAAGTCAGACGAGGAAGTTGATGCTTGGAGTGAGCGGTATCCAGAGGTTGCTAAAATTATCGACACCATTGCTCAAAAACGTGCAAACGAAGCCCTAGAGATTGGCGAAAAGCGAATTCACAATCTTGAGCAAATGGAAGTAAACATTAAACGGGAAAAGGCAGAGCAAGAGTTACGCTCCATCCATCCCGATTTTGATAACATTAGGGCTTCTAAAAGCTTCCATGATTGGGTTGCAGTACAACCATCGTGGGTACAAGACGCTCTATACAAGAATTCTACGGATGCCCGTGCAGCGGCCCGTGCCATTGATTTATACAAAGGCGATACGGGAATGAAGCGGCGGTCTGGAAAAGCCAGTACTGGCGCAGCCCAATCCGTAGGGCGTACTTCAGCATCTGCCCCTACAGGGGGATCAGCGCGGTTCTCAGAGAGCCAAGTATCTAAGATGTCTGAATCAGAGTACGAAAAGAACGAGACAGCTATTATGGAGTCTATGCGCAAGGGGCAGTTCGATTATGACCTCTCAGGTGCAGCTAGATAATATGTCTTGCAGGGACCCTTTAAAGGATGGTATAATACCAGTTATAAAGGGTTTCTCCCCCAGTTGGGGGATTGGAAACTGAGGCCGCATTAGCCCACCCTCTATTTCTCATTTATATTCAGAAGATATGGCAAGAAGTCTACCAGAGGCGCTAGGCCCGATTACTCTAGAGCGTGTATTTAGCTTTCACACACTAGACGTACCCGCACCCTACTCGTTCTCTGCCCTTTGAATCCACTTCTGGTTTTTAGCGCCCCTATTTAGGGGTTCCTCTAATTGCCATCGAAGGAGATTTAATCATGGCATTTCCACGCGCAAATGGGTACAACCAACTGTCGGCAGGTGCCTTCAGCCCAGTAATTTACAGCAAAAAAGTACAATTAGCTCTAAGGAAGGAGTCTATTGTAGAAGCATGCACGAACACCGATTATTTTGGTGAAATCAGCAACATGGGCGATTCAGTTCGCATTCTTAAAGAACCTAGTGTTGATATCGTGGACTACAAACGCGGCACTGAGATGAGTTCTCAGGAATTGACCGATGCAGACTTTTCCTTGGTTATAGACCAAGCCAATGCGTTTCAGTTCCAGGTCGATGACATTGAAACTCAGCAATCCCACCATAATTTCTTATCTTTAGCGTCCGACAACGCCGCTTATAACCTGAAAGATGCGTTTGATAAAAACGTATTGGGTTACATGATGGGCTACGATTGGAATGGTTCCGCATGGGCCGCTCGTACAGCATCTGCAGGCGATAAAGCAGACGCAGCGGCGGGTAATGATGAACTACTGGCTAACAATAAAATTAAAGCGGGTGAGTTCGGCGGCACAGCGGGTAACTCTATCCCACTTGCTGCAAATGGTGGCTCTGGCGCAGTTACATCTCCACTCGCAGTACTTAACCGTATTGCCCGTAAGATGGACCAAGCAAACGTGCCTACAGAAGATCGTTATTTGATCGCTGACCCCGTGTTTTACGAGCTTCTTCAAGACGAAAACAGCAAGCTCATCAATAATGACTTCGCTGGTGGTCAAGACGCAGGTGACATGCTCCGTAATGGTCGTGTGGTATCTGGCCTGATCCGTGGCTTTAAACTGTATAAATCCAACAACTTGCCTTACAAAGGCACTGGTGCTGGAACTGCAGCGGCAAGCGGCTCAACGACTAATTTTGGAGTTGTCTGTGCGGGTCATATGGGTGCAGTTGCAACAGCCCAGCAAATCTCAAAAACAGAGAGCTTCCGTTCTCCTGAGACATTCGCTGACGTTGTTCGCGGCCTCAACCTCTTTGGTCGCAAGATTCTTCGCCCAGAGGCGCTGTTCACAGCAAATTATAACTTAGCGTAACACTACTTTGGGGGCTGGTCTTAACTGGCCCCCATATCTTGTTGGAGTTAACTGAATGCCTGATACCTACATTGATCTTTGTAACCAAGTACTGCGTAGGTTGAACGAGGTAGAAATACCCCCTTCAGAATTCGCTACCGCCCGTGGCGTCCAAGCACTTGTGAAGGACTCTATACGGTCTGCCGTTGCATCTATCAATCAGAGCGAATTCGGTTGGCCCTTCAACGCAGCACAGCACACAGAAACTCTGGTAATTGGTCGTACAGAATACAATTGGCCTGAATTCTTTAAGGTTGTTGATTACAACTCCTTTCAGGTTATCGACAGTTACCAAGAGGACCTAACTTCAGGTCAGTTCTACAAGTTAAAATATATTGACCGCGATACCTATATAAATCTCTACAGAGATAGGGATAACAACTCACATTATGATGGGATTGAGCGCCCACGTTACATAGCACCTTCGCATGGTAACGGGTATATTGTCTCTCCCTCTCCCGACAAAGCATACACCATACGCTTCAACTTTTACCTTAACTACGCAGACCTTCAATTATTTGACGATGAGACTAGGGTCCCACAGTCGTTCTCCAGTGTTGTTGTCGATGGTGCCTTGATGCATCTTTATATGTTTAAGGACAACGTCGAAGCTGCTCAAGTTGCAAAACTCGTTTTTGAACAGGGGCTTAAAAACCTGCAGACACTATACATAAATAACTACGAATACGTCACAGACCGCAGAGTTGCCTTCTAATGGCAGACAGAATTCAGTCATATAAAGTCATTGCGGCTGGTGGACTTAATTCTAACGAGAACCACCTTGATTTAGCTGAAAACGCTCCAGGGAGTGCAACTCGATTAGTTAACTACGAGACTTCATTATATGGGGGCTATCGTAGGATTAATGGGTTTGCTCCGTATGATACAGATAACGAAATAGTCAATCCTGATGGAGCAGAGGGTAAAATTCTCTGTATCGCTATCTTTAAGGATGATCAATTTGGTACTACCTACCCCATCTGCGCTAGAAAAGATCAGGGTGCAGATACCTACTCGTTCTATAAGAACACAGGCCCCCTAGGCTGGCAGCAAATAAGCACGGGGTACACCCGTGACATGACTGACAATCTACGCAGTGTAGAGCGCATTAGGCATGCATCGTTCAACTTTGGTGAAGGTAACACTATCATCTTTGTGGATGGCGTTAATAAGCCAATTGTGTTTGATGGAGTAGATTGGACAGAACTAACCGCCTCCACTGCATCAACTAGCGTAGCTGGTACAAAGGCAGACGCTGGGGGTGACCAACTTCTTCCACAACCTTCACTCGTAGACGTATTTCAAAACTTTGTGTTTCTTGGAGGGGATGAGGCAAACTTAGGTACTATGTGTCACAGTAACTCTAAGGATGTTTATAACTGGAATTTCTCAGGTGGCGGTGACGCAGGACAGATAAGCGTAGGCTTCGACGCGGTACAGTTTAAACCATTTCGTGAAAACCTGTTTGTATTTGGCAGAAACGCCATTAAGAAAATTCTGCTACTTAACATTGGGTCGAGCCAAGAATTCACTGTTGAAAATGTTACTACCAATGTGGGGTGTATCGCGCAGGATAGCGTCCTAGAAATCGGTGGTGACTTGGTATTTCTTGCCCCAGATGGCATACGTCCTGTGGCTGGAACCTCCCGAATAGGAGATGTGGAACTGGAAACAATTTCCAAGTCTATCCAATCTCTTCTCGTTGATTTGCCTACAGATTTTGACCTAGACAACCTTCTTACGGGATGCGTCATACGGACTAAGTCTCAGCTTCGATATTTTGTTGGTGACGATGTAAGACAGCCACAGGACTCCGTAGGGATCATAGGAGGGCTTAGAACCTCTGACCAGACCCTAGGATGGGAATTTGGTGAACTACTAGGTATACGGGCATCCTGTGCAGCGTCAGGTTATATTGGGCGCACTGAGTTCGTTTTGCACGGCGATTATAACGGTGGCGTCTATCGCCAAGAGCAGGGAAACTCCTTCAACGGAGAGGGTATTCTAGGGGTCTATAGCACCCCTTACTTCGATTTCGGTGATACTGAAGTCAGAAAAATCCTTAGAAAGTTAAACACATTTATTCGTGCAGAGGGACCTATCGGAATTAACATCTCAGTCTCTTATGATTGGGACGATACCGATACAGCAAAGCCTGGGTCCTACGCAGAAGAATCCAAGGGTGCTCCTGTTGTCTATAACGGACGAAATATTACCTACGGTAACGCTGCAGTTATCTATGGGGGCAGTGAAAAGCCTATTATGACTACTGACATTCAGGGCAGCGGTTACGCAACAAAAATCACATACGTTACTCTAGGCATCAACGCCCCTCATTCTATTCAGGGCATGGTGTTTGAGTTCAGCGTGGCAGGGAGAAGATAATGGCTGCAGGGTCTGGGTATACACGGCGTTCCATTGCCGACATTGTTAACGGGGAGAATATTACCGCTCCCCCAATTAATGCTGAACTTAACGCAATACAAACAGCGTTTGACGGTTCTGATGGTCATTCTCACGATGGCACTCTGGGTAATGCACCAAAGATCAATCTTGTAGGGTCCGTAGATGGATACCTACCTGCGACACATGGCGGTTCTGGTGGCCTCAATAATGCCACTGCCACTGAAAATCCTAATGGTCTAGATGATACAGATGATGGGTATGCAGTTGGTAGTATGTGGATAAACGTGACTACTCGTCGGGTATTCATCTGCACAGACAACACTGTGGGCTCTGCCCAATGGCACGAATTTGCCGCGTTCACCCCACAGGGACATATAATCCCAGACGGTGCCGCCTCAGATATCGGATCATCTAGTTCCCCATTTAGAAATTTATACTTGTCAGGGTCCTTTGTTGCTGGTACATTAGACGGAGAGTTAGGGGCTAATACCCCAGCCGCGATTACAGCTACCGATATTACGGCTGATACTGTAACAGCTACGCCAGTAGATAATGGGCATTCCATCTTTGGTAACTTGCTTGGTAATGCTACTGGTAATTTTAAAGGTGATATATACTCCCCTGATGATACTCTCATCCTTAACAACGGAACAGATGGCACCGATGCTAGCTTCATAGGCTCAGTAACAGGCAACGTAACTGGGAATATTACATCTACTGGGGATTCTGTATTTGGCGATATTACTGCCACAGATATCACCGCTGTAAGTGTCACAGCAACTTTTACAGGCGATTTACTAGGCGATACTCAGGGAACACACACAGGGCCAACTATTGGTTCTCATCAAGGTGATGTTTCAGGTAACCTGTCAGGCAATTCAACAGGCACCCACACAGGTCCTGTAGACGCCCAAAACACTCGTATCTCGAATGTTGCTGATCCCGTCGATTTGGCAGACGCCCTTAGTCTTGCCTACTTTAACCAAGTCCTCAGTTCATCAGAAGATGGAATTGCATCAAGTCTAGCACAGGCAGAGGCAGCAAGAGATAACGCCCTCACTTACCGTGATGAGACCTTATACTTTCGGAACGAAACAGAGGGCTTTCGTGATGAAACATTCGCTGCACGGGATCAGTCGAACCTAGCAAGAGACATTGCAGTAACTAAGGCGGCTCAAGTCTCTATTTTGTATGATTCTTCTCAGTACTCACAGCGTCTAATTGGGAGTTTAATTTAAGATGGCAGAGAAAACATTAGCCTACTGGAATTTAAAAACAGCAACTGCAGAAAAGGCTATCACAAAGCTATCTTCAATGCTGGATACACCTTCAGTTCGCGAAGTAATCGTAGTCGTTAAGTCGTTAGAAATTATGGACGATGAAGCGCGAGTTACAGGATACGATGAGTTAGTTGAAAAACTAACACAAGCAGCCAATGACGTTATGGACGTTGTCTCTACAGATGATGACATGATGTACGTCACACGGGCTATCTCCTACGGGAGAATCCCCTTTGGTTCCGAAAGCTGGTGGAAAATTCGCCACAAGGACTCAGAGAACATCGATTGGCACGGTCAGGTGCAGATTGGTGAGCGTTCCCTAGAGACATTCGGGGACACAATTTTAGAAACATTCTATGCAGAGGAAACTACATAATGGCGACGGTTAATTATAATGTCACTGTTGGGGCGTATGCTGAAGGTAACCGTTACCAAGTTGACGGTGCTAAGACCCCCAATTTATTTCTAGTTCGCGGAAACACATACATTTTTGATGTGTCTGACGCTTCAAACGCAACACACACTCTGGGCTTTGCCACTGCCGCTGACGCAGCGGGTTCAACAGCCTATACAACAGGGGTAACAACTTCTGGTACTGTAGGTTCTGCAGGGGCCACAGTTACCTTTGTAATACCTTCTGATGCACCAGAAACAATGTACTACTACTGTACCGCGCACTCTGCCATGGCAGCTAATGCTGCAATCTTCGTATCTGGCGTGGAAATTACACCTATCTCCGATAAGTCAGCCGTTGCAGACATCACTGTAACAGACTTTTCTGCTAATGTTGGCATCTTTACCAATACACTAGCCCGTGAGATTCCAACAAAGCTAGACTCTATCGCAAGCGACTTTAAAACCCATATCAATGATAATTTCGCTGATGTTGTTGTGGGCGATGTCAATGCCTTCATCGACGGTCTTGAGACATACCTCAATGGCACTGTGGTAGCGGCTATCAACACCGCCATAGAGTCAATTCGTACTGATGGAACTAAGTTCGCTGGCGACATTGCTAAAGAGCAGACTGAATTTGAAGGTGGATTTGAAGCGCGTTTTCAAGGTCTTGAAGATGGTCTGTCCACTTATGTAGGCGATGAAGCCTCTTACACAAAAGCACAAATCGACACCACTTTGTTTACAGGTGCTATCTCTTCCACAAACATTTCACATGATTCCGATGGTCGCCTCTCTTCCATCAAAGCGAATGGAAAACTGGTTTGGAACATCACATATGACGCAGATGGTTTCCTAGAAGGTTTCCGCGAAAGTGTGGAGATCGGAGGGTTGCCCGTCACTAAAGTATATAACGTCATTACAGACGCAGACGGTTTGGTCGAAGCAATTGAAGATATTTCATAAAATAGGAGTACCATGTTATGGACCTTTATCTCCTTAACGAACTTAATAAATTAGAATCGGGAGGGGCTAGTTCTGGGCCAACTGGCTTCGCAGGAATGTTTCTTCCTGACAGACAGGATGGAACGTCAAACAGAACCTTTGTGGCCCCCGCACTTACCCGCTGGGTTGCACGGCAGGACTATGATAACTGGAATTGGTCTTCTAGTGGTCCAGCGACATCCTTCTACACCTATATGGAAAATGATTATGACTGTGAGTTTAACGCCCACGCCCTAACAGGAAACGTGGCTTATAACGATTCTACCCAAAACAATTTTACTCCAGGTGGACCGGCAGAAATACGATACGCGAAGATGTCTCATGCAGGAGAGTGGAATAACACCATAGGTCTAGACAGGGGCGCTAGTTATAACCCTTTTCGGGTTACAGCATTGTTTATTAAGAACCCTACTAACAATAACATTAATCATACCTTTCGCTACGCACACAGTAACCATTGGGGTTCTGGGCATGATGGAATGGGGCTTGCTATAGGTACTCCTAATGATACAGACAAAGCGCAGGTTTCGGGCCTAAATTGGTCCCGTGTGGAGCAACGCACAGGTCAGTCTATCTATTATGACACCCACGCCACCAACGTAAACCTACCAGCAAACAAAACCTCTATAATACTTATGGCATCCACTAACCACTATTGGTCAGGAACCTCACAACAGTCTTGGTATAATGATCTTGCTACGTTCTTTAACATGCAGACTTTCGCAGGAGCGGGGTTGGAGTTTGACCTTGATATGTACCAAACAGTACATCAGGGGCGTATTCAATACCAAAGTCAAACCAACAATTTTTTCCAGTACTGGAACCGCTGCGCAGAGCACTTCCCACAAGAAACCCCATAAGGAGAATAAAATATGGATATGGACTTATTTCTCCTGAATAAACTTAGCCAACTAAAAGATGGCCCATCTTCTTCTAGTGGCGGTTCAGGATCAGCATTTATAGATAATACAGATGCCGTTGTCTCGACTGACAGGCTGAAGCCTGTTGCCACTGTAGTTGCACAAAACCAACGGGGGTCGGGTCCAGGCTATAACTGGACATCAAGCCTTCCTATTGGTTCTTTTTACTGTAGAGGGAATAACGCTGAAAGTGCGCAAGCGATATTCTTTGCTCCCCGCGCCAAGGTGGATATGCAAAAAAACCAAAACGGGGCATATAGAAACGTAACGGCTCACACTAATAATAATGGCTCACCTAACGGGATTGAGTTCGCGGGTGACCGATTTGTAGGGTCTCCCATAATGGGCGGCAACCAAAACTACGATGGTAGTTACTCGCCTTTTATCTCTAGAATTATGTTTTTGCGGAACACTACCCCTCAAGCCAGAAGTGTTGATGTTAACTCTTACTTTTCTATAAAATGGCAGTCGGGTCACGATGGCGCTGCGCTTATTCTATATACCCCGAATGCCGAAAATTTTACAGATGTTACTAGTGTAACCTCATCGGTTCAGTGGGATAAAACAGGCAGCAGTTGGATAGACAGCCAAGGTCAGAGTATAGCAATACCTGCTAAACGGACAGTTGCCGTTGTATTGTGTAACTCCTGTCAGAATTGGACGGGTTACAGCAATGGTGAATGGACCTACAACTTTAATGGATTTTACAACCTAACACAAACTATTACTAACGGTGTAGAGTGCGACATGAAGGCCACAGAGGCCTATGCTAAAATGTGCGATTCGTCCTTCGTACAGAATCCAAGTGGGAACGCAAACATTATAAAGTGCTTTAACAACATAGGCCGAATGTACGGTAATTGGGAGTACACATAATGGATCTGTATATTTTAAACGAAATTAACAAACTTAAAGGTGGGGGTTCTTCCTCATCTGCCTCTGTAGGAGCGGCTGTAGGTCAATATGGTATAGAAACCTCTCCTGATCCGCAGTATCCAGCCCTTTCAAGTTTTGTCTCATTTTATTCTGAAAATAGGCGGTATCATTCTGATGCTCGGCGGTGGGATAATAGTTTTCCTGAGTACGGCAATTTCTATGTTTACGGTAATAATACTCAAGATGCTTTGCTTGGTTTTTGGAACCCTACAGGCCAGACCAGAGGTAGCAACCAGCCTGACACTGGCGAACAGATGTCCCACAGGACTGAATGCCAAGCGGTACACGGCACGGTGGGCCATTCAGTACACACCCAGACTATGTATAGTGGCGAAGACTACACTCCGTGGTCCAGCAATGTTATGTGGATACGAAACCCAACAGCCAGTAATATTACTATCGGTGTGGGTATGATTTTCACAAATAAGTGGCACAATGGATATGAAGGTGCCAGCCTGCATCAGTTTGTTCCTGACAGCATAAACAACAGTGAAGTGAGCGAAGTTCAGCACCTAAAAATTTGGGGACAGACGGGCAATAACAGTTGGTATAATGACACTATTCAGAATGTGACATTCCCTGCAAACAAAACTGTGGCAATTATGGTTATGGCAAATTCGCAGTGGTGGACCTCATCTTCTAACGGTGGACTAACTCACAACGTAAACCATTTCCATAGTCTGCAAAACTTCACTAATGCCGGACTACACTGTGACCAGCAAATGTCCCAAGTGTACTCGCAGTACATGAACAATTCTTACACAACTAATATGTACAACAACGGCGTTCAGAACAGCATTTATAGAATGTACAACGATTGCGCCAAGGTTTTTGGTGATCGTACCCCCGCATAATTATTAATTCTTGGAGAAAATAATGCACCTTTTAATTACCTTTGGCGACGATAATCGCTCAAAATCAGTCTCTCTTTTGATGGAAGAGCCTGAAACAATAGAAACAAACCAACGTCTAGTAGACGCACCTGAAGGTGGGTGTGGTGGACGCTATATGCTCGACGGGGATGACGCCCGTGCAATGACAGACGAAGAGCAACAAGAGGAATTCTTAGAGTTGCGCATAGCAGCCGCAGAACCGATGAATCGTCACAAGCGTAATATGCTCTTGTCTGAAACTGATTGGACTCAGGTTGCAGATGTAGCACTGACTAATGAGGAAACGGCTGAGTACGTTACCTATCGTGCTTTTTTGCGGGACATTACTGAGCATGCCAACTGGCCTCTCCTTGAGGATAGTGATTGGCCTACGGCTCCGTAATAAAAAACCTGTGTAGAGGTATGTATTTCCTTGTAAGGACCCTGTATAAGGGGTTATAATAAGTATGTACAAGGGGACCTCATGGCTTCTACACAGGAAGTATTTGATGGCATTTACCTGTTCTCTCACACAGATTTTGCCAACGAAGTATCAGTAGCAGAGTTTTGCACTGATTATATCAATCCGCTGACCACAGGACATGCAAAACTGTACTACGCGGAGAAACCAAATGGGATACTTGGTCCTGCAGGTCTAACGACTTGGTGTTGGTTTACTAATGAACAAGCTGAAGCATTTGAGAACGGCGAGTTTAACCCTTCGTTAGAGGATTACCGCAAAGAAAGCGGGGATCAACTTTGGGGGATATGGATGCTGGCTCCGTTTGGGCATTTACGCCCCGTATGGCGACAGATGAGTGACCATTGCAAAAAACTGTATGGACCACAAAAAGTTCATTGGCTTCGCGTAAATAAAGAAACCCCCGAAAAAATTCACAGAGGCAGGATGTAATGTCTAAGAAAAAAACAGTTGTACAACAGACAGGCTTGGGCGATGAACAGGCCGCTACAATTACGAATAACCAAGCCACTATCTCAAATGCAGTTAATACAGGATTTGACGAGGCTGCAAAGGTAGGCGCTAACCTTACAACGGGTCAGGGTGTTATTACCGATAATCAGCAAACCATGACTGACAATCAAGGTACGATTATTGGCAACCAAGCGGCTCTGACTACTGGGCAGTCAAATATAGCTGCACAGATTGCTTCAATACCTCAAACACAGGTTGTAAATCAAACTGTAGATACATCGGGAATCGAAAATCGGATTGGGACCTTAGAGGGTACTACCTCTTCAGGCTTTAATACCATGGGTGGACGATTTGATACTCTAGACGGTTCGATAGCCGATATTAACACAGGTGTTACTGGTCTGGGGACGCAGTTAGATGGTGTAGGAACTACTTTAGGTACTATGGGTTCTGACATCACCACTGGATTTGAGTCTATGGACACTGGATTTGATAGTGCAGAAACCAATCGTGCCGCTATGCAGGAAGCTATTTTAGGGGGCCAGACAACTATCAATGACGCCCTAACCACCTTTCAGGATAGTGCTAACACCCAACTCTCCTCTCTGGTTACAGGTCAACAGGACCTCTCAGAGGGGCAAGCAGGACTGCAAACAGGCCTCACAGAATTCCAAGATCAGTACAGTACAGACTACGCAGTAACGTCAAACTTCTTAGGCGATATCTCTAACAACATGAATGCTGGATTTGAGACTACTGAACAAAATCTAGCTCGTAATAATGATGTTGCATCACAGGCTGCAGCTTCTGGCGCTAATGGGCAGCTAACCCTAGAGCAAGTAGAGGCGGCAGTTCAACGGGCAGTCCAGAACGCTAACCCTGCAGCGGCTGCAGGTCAAATCGACTATGCACGAATTGCTAAAGAGGTATCCACTGGAGTAAGTACGCAAGTTGAACGTGGCCCTCAAAATGCAGAAGAGTGGGCATATCAGCTTAACTCAATTCGTACTTTAATCCAGACTCAGGGTTCAAACATGAGCCAAGAAATGCGCTACAGTTATGGTCAGCTATCCAACGCATTCAATCAGAGTGGTGAGCTTATCTCAGATACTGTTGATGATCAGGGTACTCGCACAGCCCGTGCAATTGATGAGCAGGGCAACCTACTGATTGCACAATTTGATGCTGGTGGAGCACTCCGCAATCAAGAAAATTACAATATTAACCAAATGCTGCAGCAAATGAATGCAACTTTGATGCAATTCCAAGGCGGCGGTAATTATAACATGGGCAACCTATCTCCTGCGTACAACCGTGGGCGTCGTGGTATTATGTCTCCGTACTCTAGGTCACAATATCGTCGCTAACGTGGTAGGTAATTAATCTCTGGGTGGGCCTAAGAGGAAAAAAATGCATCCTGAACATATTTCAGAAACAGGACTGAACTTAATCAAGTCATTCGAGGGCCTAGCCAAAAAAGGTGAAGACGGTCTAATCCACTCATATCGTTGTATCGCTGGACGGTGGACGATAGGATTTGGGAGTACGAAGGGTGTGCGCAGCGGAATGCGTATCACAGAGCAAGAGGCTGAAGAGCGTCTAGCAGAAGACTTGAAGACCTTTGAGAATGACGTAAAGCGTTATGTACAGGTCCCCTTAACCCAAAATCAATTTGATTCCTTGGTATCACTCGTATTCAACATTGGCGGTGCTAACTTCTCTAAGTCTTCCCTTGTGCGCAAAATTAACAAGGGCCTGTATGACGAAGTCCCTGAACAAATTTTACGCTGGAATAAAGCGCGAGTTGGAGGGGAACTTAAAGTTATAAGAGGACTAGTTCGTAGACGTACTGCAGAGGCTGCGCTGTTTTCTATGGACGCTACATTACCCGCTAGAGGTGGGGACTTGATGCCACAGAAGGTTGAGCAGAAAGCCACGAAGCCTTTAACTAAGTCGAAGACCATGGCTGGCGCTGGTATAGCAGGGGCCGCAACTGCAATGAACGAAGTGTCCTCACAGCTTGAGGGGCTAATGCCTTACTCATCTAGCTTAAAAACTCTCTTCTTAATCTGTGCGATAGGCGGTATCGCTTTGGCAGCATGGGCGAGGTACAACGATCATAAGAACGGTGACCACTAATGTTTGGACTACTTACGGGTAAGATCAAGACTTACCTCGTAGCCGCGTTAGCTGTTCTACTACCTGTATTGTATGTTCTTGGGCGCAAAGACGGTAAAAATCTAGAGAAATCTAAAGTTCTAAAAGACGCTCTAGAGAATGAGCAGGACAAATCTCAATTTTACCGTTCAATGGATAAAAACAACCATGAAATTGAAAATGATGCTCCTAGGGATCGCCGTAGCCTTACTGAACGGTTGCGGGACAACGGTCTATAAAACTGATCTGGAAATATATTGCCCACCTATCAGGCAATACGCTCCAGAGTTTAATAATAAGCTAGCCGATGAAATTGACGTAATTCCCAATCAGGGATCAGCCATAGAGACTGTTGTGACAGACTACATGGTACTACGAGACAAATTATCTGCTTGCCATAAAGAACAGGAAAAACGGGATGGCTAACACCACTACTACATCTAATGGTATCGTAGTTTATAACAACCCCGCTACGGGTGGTACTTCAGTGGGATCGTCCGATGCGGTAGTGGCATCTGAGGGGGTAGTAACAACAGAGGCTCCCTCCCCACTCACTGCTACATCTCAGACAGGGGTTGACCAAGCTACAGGCGTGATTAACGCTGTCGATAGTCAGTTTAATGACCTAACAGGACAGAGCATATCATCCGTAGCATCTGCACAGAACCTGATAGATAACCCAAGTGGTTTTTTAACTCCTGAAACTTCTAACTCCAGCATCGACACTACAATAGACGGTAGTTCAGGTATGATGGATGCCTCTAATCCTAATTATGCGCTAGAATCAGGTAGTGGTGGACTTAATGTAGATGTAGCCACTGGAACGGCAACTACTGTATCCCCCAACGTAGTATCAAACCCAGGTGCAACTATCTATGATGCTGCCACAAGCTCTAAGGCTATTGACGAGGCTATTGATAAGAGTGAAGCCCCTCAAGGTGAGTTTAAGGAAGAGGGAGTTGTAGAAGCCCCTCTAATCGACATGAAGGGTGTAGCTACGGGCTACAATGCAGATGGGACGGTAAATTATACAGGTAAAGCGGCCTCTAAGTTTGCCTCTCAGAACATCTCTACGATTATTGATACTAGCACTGTAGCTGGTAAGATGCTTGCCCAAGAGCTAGGCGAAGGTAATTACCTAGACAGTAAAGCAACTGTTATGGGGCAGATGGATATCATCTCGCAGTCCTTCGTGGGACCCGATGGTCAGCCTAAGATACCCTCATGGGCTCAGAGCATTGCAAGATCAACAAAACGTAGTGTGAATCTGAGTGGCTTAACGGGTACGGCGGCTACAGCGGTAATGTCTACAGCTATAATGGAAGCTACATTACCTATAGCACAAGATGAGGCTACACTATTTCAAACACTGGTACGAGATAATCTGTCCAACAGGCAAGAGATGACTATCAACCGTGCCAACGTCCTGTCTAATATTGAGATGTCTAACCAGAGTGCTCAGATAACAGCAAACGTAGAGACAGCTAAGAACTTTATGAGCCTTGATCTGAAGAACCTAGATGGCGAACAACAAATGGCTGTGATAGACATGCAGTCCCGCGTTCAAAGTATTCTAGAGGACTCCAAGCAAGAAAATTTAGCACGGCAATTTGCAGCCAAGTCCATCATGGATATGGAAAAATACTACGACAATATCTCAGCACAAATTATCATGCAGAACTCCACAGAGCTTAACGCCATGGAGCGACACAATAGCGGTGAGATTAACGCCACAAATCAATTTAACGCAGAGCTAGAAGACAGCCGCGAAAAGTGGTATGCTGATATGCAGTATACAATTGACAACAGTAACACCACTTGGCGCAGAGAGATAACACTTGAAGAGTCTCGAATGAACTTTGAGGCAGCATCCCGTGACGTACAGAATATGTTTGATATGTCTGTTGAGGCACAGAACCAACTGTGGGACCGTGCAGACGCAATTCTAGATTATATTTGGAAGTCCTCTGAAACTGGTGTAGACCGCGAGTATCGTTTGGCAGAAGCTCGCATTACTGGGGCAGCAACACGATCTGCAGGTCGGGCAAGTGCCGCTGGTTCCATTGCTGGCGCAGTAATTGGTGCAGTAATTATGTAATCTCTGGGTGGGTCCTAGAGGTATGTATGCAAATACAAGATGTATTAGATAGCCACGAAAAAATCCTGTTTTTACTTAACGGCGGTAAAGATAGCGTAGCCGCTTTCTACCACCTAGAGGAGCATTGGGATCGCCTAGACGTAGGCTGGATTCATACCAATGATTTTTGCCCTGAAATAGAAGAGTTTGTTCGATCCACAGCAATAAAAGCTAAGTCTTTTACGACTGTATATTCAGACTCAAAAAAGTGGCAGATAGAGAACGGCTGGCCTTACCCCGTAGTCCCAATGGATTACACCCCCCTTGGGCAGAAAGTTAACGGCAAGACTCCTATAACGATCTCCTCTTACTTAGATTGTTGCAAGGCTAATATCTGGGACATGATCCCTGTCTTAATACAGGAAATAGGGGCCACTGCCGTACTAACGGGGCAGAGAAAACAGGACCATTCTAAGGACCCTCGGCCCTCTGGAGCTTGGATAAAGGGGGCTCAGTATTTCTACCCGATAGACGATTGGACAGACGATCAAGTACGGGCCTACTTAAAGGATCATGTAGGCCTAACTGATCCCAGATTTTACACTGATGATACCTCCATAGATTGTCGCAACTGTACGGGATACCCACAATATAAAACTCGTACTGAATACATAAAAACACACCATCCAGAACAGCATGCAGAAGTTGATCGGAGATGGTCCTTAATCAAAGACGCTGTACACGGGGTTACTAATGAAATTTGAGCAAGCAATTCAGAAATCTATCCAAAATTTCTATGAGGGAAATATCCCTGAATCTTTGAATGAGGCCAGCGAAGGGGGTATCAAATATACCCCTGAGTGGTTCAATAAGTTTGAAAAAAGTATCGCAGACGGGGACTCCGTAGATGATGCAGTAGATGAGGCTGACGAATAATGGTTAACACAGAGAAAAAAGTCATCTCAGGTCCTATTGCGGGGGAAAACCTCACCTCAGATACTCGTAACTACCCATGGCATCGGCCCCCTGACGTACAAGACTACGATGAGGTAGTAGAAGCTCTTATTAAGGACTCCATGAAGCCTAAAGAAATGAGCCGAATACTGTCTATGCTCAGTAATGAGATGACTCTATCATCCATCGTAGACTTTAAAGTTTTGGCTCTGATGTCTCAGGGAAAGTTTTCATTAGATATGGGTATCCTAGCCGCTGGACCCTACGCTCGATTTTTAGACATTTTAGCTAAAGATGCGGGAATCTCCGTTGAGATGGGGCTTGAGGATGAAAACTTCTCAATGACCCCTGACATTGTTCGTACCCTATCTGGAGGTGACGTACTAGGCCCCCTAAAGGAGCCTCTACGTCCAACTGGAGAGCAGGATGAACTAGCTGCACAAAGCGTTTCTAGTGACTCAGAGCTACCTGCACAAACTGGATTTATGATGTCCCCCACAGGACCTGCATCTGACCAAGAACAGGCAACTATGCTTGGCGATGCTTCTAACGAAAATATAGAGGTATAAAATGGCAGACAGATATTCAGTACCAAGTCCAGGTGAGGCATTTGCTACCTCTTTTGCTAACACGGTTACTCCGTATATTACCGCTTCTGTCAATAAGTTTGGTGAAAAAGAGGAAAATCAGTTTAACACTTGGAGAGGCCAGTGGGCGAAGCTTAAAGACGATTGGACAACTAGCAAAACAGCAAATGCCGCAACAATCCGACAGGCAGAGGCCATTACAAATCAACTATACACTGATAACAACGGGTACACCCGCGAAGACTTTCAAGCTCACGTTCTTTCTGATCTTCTTCTTCGTGGAGATGTTGATAAAACCCTTACGCAAGTTGGTGATCAGGTCTGGAATGGGGCGCTGCGTACTCGCAGTCAACTAAACGAAAGTACTCGCAAGAATATTGATAGCCTAGCCGCTAACAAACCTCCTGTTGAGACAGATGCTCCTAACGCAGCAGAACGTGAAACGGTTTCTTTGTTTTTTGCTGGACAGGAAAACACTGGGGGCGCACGGCCCGATGCTCTAACAGGCCTTACAGAAGACTTCACAGGACAGTTAAACTCATTCTACAATGCTCTCCCAGAAGACATTCGGACTAAAGTGACAATAGGTTCTGGGTATCGTTCATCTGAGTTGCAAGCTACCCTTAGAGCAGACAAAGAAAGTCAACTTAAAGCACTACATCCAGATTGGAGCGCAGCGGAGATATCCAAAGAGGCTGGTAAGTGGGTAGGCTCTGCAAAGGGATCACGGCATACGCACGGTAATGCAGTGGACCTGTACTATAATGGTCAACGTCTAGATAAAGCCCCTGCAGATATTATCCAATTGGTACACGGGGCCTCTTCAGGTACGGGTATTCATTTCCCACTAGGTAACGAGGCATGGCATGCCGAAGCCAAGGGAACCCGCGAAGAAGGTTATAGCGGAACAGCCCGTAACTCTAACCCAAGTGGATCACCAACAGCCCGTACAGGAACACGGTTCTCCGCGTCTGGTTTGCCTAGCTTCACTGGCGATGCCGATGAGGTAGGCCTAGGTCAGAAAATGTCAGAGGGAACTAACTGGCTATTTGGTCAAGATGATAACTACTACATCACTACGGCCCAACGCAGGTTCCGCTCATATCTTGAAGAGAGTGGCGAGTTAGCCCTGTATCAAGAATTCCAGAATGGTACTAAAACATTTAAACCAATCTCTAGTGTTAGTCCTCTAACTATTGATCAGAACACTATGCGGCAGGACTTGCCCAGCTTGTTTGATATTAAAGACGCTAGTGGGTGGGAAAACGTTAACGCTTTGATTACATCAGGAGTGATTAATCCCAAAGCTGAATGGCAAGCAGGGTTCAATGCCCTCGGAGTAAAAATAAACGCTCTTAGCCAGTTTGGGCTAGAGAGAAATCTCACTGATATTGTTGGTAATCCAGATAAAGTTCAGGATGCTTATGATATTATCAATACCATGTCGGAAGAGGAGCGTAAGGCAAATATTCCTGCACAGTACTGGAATACTGTCCAAAGTCTTCAAGCTGCTAACGAAGCCAGAGGTAAGGAGTACTCGGAAAATCCAGTTGTGAACGAACTTACTAAACTTCAATTAGCGGCAGATAGAGAAATACAACTTAATAAGCAAAACGGCACTACTGACACAGCCGCACAAGATGCCTTCAAGGCATATAGTCAAAACGACTTACCAATTATTATAAAGAACGAAATTCTGAATAATCCAGATTCTGACCCTGTGAAGAAACTAGGCTATCTTCTAGACCAGCGAGAACAGTATGCTCCCGACTCGGACGAATATGCAAAATTGACGGTTCAAATACAGAACGCCATTAGAAACGAGAAGGTGATAAACAACGCAACAAGCGCCGCTTCAGGCTCAGAGGTATTCTACGTCAAGACTTTTGATACTGATGGCACCCCGACAGGCTTTGAGAAAGTAAACGCTGAAACTGGTATGAATACAACTGGAGATAAGGTATTTACGAATGCTATCACAGGGGACGTTATCGATCCTACGTCTATTCTACCTCTAACTGAAGAGATGATTAAAGATCGAAGCGCAATTCTGTCTACCATTACAACCGATGAACGTGCGTACAATAAAGCTGGGCTAGCACTCCAAGACTCTATGGGCCTTGCCATACAGATCATTGATGTAGCAAGGGACGTTAACCTTAATCAGGTTATTAAAGCTCCGACTACATTTGCGCTTGCTTCTGGTGCGAAACGCCTCGGCAACGAAATTAGTGCGGTACTACAGCTTACTGAGGATATTTTTTCCACTAAAGGCCCTGATGCGGTAGTAGAACTAAACGGTAACCCTGCAATTGAGCGCAAGTTGAATAGTATTGACGCTGCTATTCGGGAACTAGAAGCCTCTGGAGTATCAGATCAGCTTACTGAGTTTAAGCTTCTACAGGCCCGTCAGTTGCTCTTGATCTATCGTGTGGGTTCACTTGAGGGTCAGTCGGGTACAGCGATGTCCAACAAGGACTTTGATCGCCTAAAAGTATCTATGACAAGCTCTGATCCAAGGGTCGTTGTAGAAAACTTGTACGACTACTTTAACGGTAAGATTGCTGGATTTGATACTCAGTTGTTCCAACTGCAGAACAATTCAAAGATCGTAGATTGGGAAGCGTCCTCGGGCCTCGGTGAAGGCTCATTCTTTGGGCAGAAAAGTGGCTTTATTCCCCTCAAGGACCTGTATGAAAACACCTTCAATGCTAATCAAAAACGTGGGTACGAATTCTTCACAGGTTCTGGAACTGTGGACGCCGCTAGTAGCCCTACAGTGGTTGCTCCTGAAGGCACCTCCACCACTCCAAAGTTCACTGTAGGGGAAAACTACATGGGTCTAGGTAATATACTAGAAGTCGGAGAGGGTTTCATCGTCTACGACTTTGAAGGTTCGCCTGTAAAACAATTCTTGACGCCATAACAGTAGAGGCACAGATGGGAAATATTACACTACAAGCACCCGATGGTACACCTCAGACATTTGGCATTGAGGGTGACTCAGCCTCTCCTGAAGAGATGCGCCGTTTTCTTAGTATTATGGCTAAGACAAACCCTGCAGCGGAAGACCCCAACGCAAACGCTCCAAATCCTGCGCCCCAAGCAAAGGATAGCTTTTTTGAGAATAATAGGACTTCTTATTTCTTCAATAATGAGAACCCTTACAGTGGAGCGGATTCAACCCCAGAACCTTACCCCGTAGCTACACAACCTGATGCACAGCCATCTACTATGTCCCCAGAGGCCATGTCTAATCCATCCCTAGCGGATACTAAGAGCGGGTTCTCTGCACCTACAGAGGAGGTTCTAGGGCCTGAACCACAAGCTAAAGAGAATACTGTCGCTCCAGTACAGCCTACAGTACCAACCGTAGATAGCCCCACTGCTCTTGTTTCTGAACCAGACAGCGAGGTAGCTTCACAGGCCCCAGTGAATATTCCCCCTGCAGAGCCTGAACCTAGTGTTTCTGTCGCTACTGCCACAGCTAACGCCAAGGACTTACCTGCGCCTTCATCTGGGATGTTTGACTCCCTGATGGATAACATCACAAGCCCAGACCAAAACTATGATATCGTAGTTAACACCCTGAACGAGTACATTAATCACCCTAGGACTGAGCAACGGTGGGACGGTAGACATATATATACAGATGCAAAAGGTGACCAATACCGTGTCCCTAAAATCATGTGGGATAAGATGTCGAATACGCCATACATCATGGATAGTTGGGCGGTTGAGGGTGTAGAAGATGGCTTTAAAAGTACGGTAGAATTTGTAGCAGATATCGGTGATTTCATTCGTGATAAAATTAGCGATGATGGTATCAATGACGAAGAAAGCTGGGGACAGTTTATAAGAGACAACACCTCTGAATATAGCGAAGAGGGTCAGGGCTTGCGTGGTCTTGGAGGAGAAGCCTCTGGGGTAATTGGTGTAGGTGGACCTATTGTGAAGGGTGCTAAATGGCTCGGTGGGCTATTTAAATCTACAAAGGAAGTAGGAAAACTCCGTAAAGCTGTTGGAGGTCTTATGGGCGCTACTGGTGAGGCGATAGCCTTTACAGCGCCTATTGATGGAGAATCTAGTGGTCTTTTCTTGGGTGAAGATGCCTTCGTTAAAGCTTCAGATTACATGCCCATTCTTGAGGGGCTAGACCCCAACGCCACAGATGCAGAATGGAAACAACGCCTAGAAAATCGTAGAAATATGATTATCGAAGGTGCCGCTATTAGTAAACTGTTTAGTTCAACGATTCAGGGTGCCATTTCTGGCGTCAGAGCCCTTAACGCATTTACCATTGGTGGACTATTTGGGTCATTCAAAAAGTCTGCTCAAGAAAAAGCTGCGATGGGCGACATATTACAAAAGCTAATCCGCGCAGAGGGTGCGAATTCCCCCGAACAAAGAAAACAATTCATGGAAGCTTTTGCAGCCTCTCTGGATAAGTACGCAGTAGAAATTAATACGATAAATGACAGTGTACTCCAAGGCGCAGAAACTAACAGGAGTACGATGAATGCATTCTTAATGGCGGTTGAATCGGGTGACTATGGACAGGCGGGGCAGATAGCCTATCGCTTGCAGAACCCCAATCAGGTTATGAATAGAGCGCAGGGAATTCAACAGGGCGCAATCAATAACCCTGCAATGACCAACACTGCAATTAAAGCAGAAGCGGCACAGGAAACTTTCTCAGACGCAGTGAAAACGGCAGACACTAACCTAGGTGGTATGGCAGCGGTCAATCGTTCTGCCAAAATGGTCCAAGATGGATCGGAAGATGCTGCAACTGTGGGCAGAACAAGTTCTGAAATACAAGAATTAGAGTCTGCACTGGACACTCTAGATGATCGGCTGACTGAGGAGATTAACACGGGGGGAACTATATCCGCTACCTTAAATCGACTAAGCCAGCTTACAGGAATAAACTTAAACAGAAATGCTGACAACGCCATAGACACGGTAGTTACCCGCGTGAGTGCAGCCTACAGGAACCTAAAGGGCCAGCGTGTCGCGCAGTACGGAAAAGTAAACGGCGGGGCTCTAGATGATCGTGGACTGTTTGAATTCCTAAAAGAGATGGACCCTGCAGATTTATCTGAGGCAGCAACCACGTTAGGCTATGCTCCACGGCTCAAGAAACTACTAGAGTCCGTATCCAGTAGAAACAGGACAGTTTCAACGGACACTGTAAGTGGCCTAGATAATTTTGATCCTGTACCCGCTGGCAAGCAATCTGTTGAGATGTCTGATGATGAGATATTCTTAGAATTTCAGGGAGCCCTAGCTGATGCTGACATCGTGGATTACGGCTCTCTGTTTCAGAACCTACGCGCAGACCTAGCCCGTACAAAATCTGATCTGTTTGACTCAGGTGGTAATGCACAAAAGTCAGCGGGACGCTCAATAAACGATCTGATCAAGTACATCGATGGTGAACTGCTAGATAGTACTGGGGACGTAGAACTACTAGAGAACGTGTCGAGAGCCATTGATTGGGACCAAGCCAACTTCATCCCATATTTTAAAGATCAGGATACTGCTCTAGGGCAGGTCGCTAAGTTGTATGATGAGAAGATTGACCCTACAAGTGGCGGTCTAACAGGCGTGTCCCGTAACACATCATTTCAGGATGTAGCCCGTTCAACAATTACGGACAACCTTAGTCGTAGGACTAGGTCTAATGCCACAGCTATCGTCACCTTACTACAGAGGCCAGAGGCGGGTGGTACTGACGAACTAGTAGACTTTGTCTTGTTTGAGAGCCTTGGGCCAATTATGTCCCGCTTACGGGCAGGGGGTGCGGCCCCTAAACAGGCAGAGATAATGGACGCCTTAAACAACCTTGCTGTGTACGAAACAGTACTACGCAAGTCTAACCCCCAACTGGCAGATGAACTAGATCAATTGGGAACCAGTATATACAACGGTGCATACAACAAAGATGACTTGTTAAAAGCTCTAGATCGGGCTCAGACCAACAATACTAAGACCCTTGAAAGATTGCGCGAAAGCGAGATTCAGGATTTCTTTACTAGCCAAGGTATTCCAGTGAAAGTTGGGATGGATGCTTTTGATGGTCTGATTAACAATTATGTGACAGGTGGGCGAAGAAACGTAGGGCGTTTAAACACGCTTACGAAACAATTCATGGAAGAGGCCGAAAACGGCAGACCCTTACTTTTAGAGGGTCTTCAAGCTGCCTACATGAAAAGATTTGGTGCTGCTCTAAAGACCACTTCAGATGGTGCAACTAAGTCTGGTGGACTAAGCCAAGCGCAAATCTCCAAAGAGCTTGGTACGGAAACTGGTAAGTGGATTGATGGTCTAAAGATTGTCTTTGCGGATCGCCCAGATGCGGCAGATTTGATTATCAATCTGTACAACAAAGCGGCCCAGGAGCAGGGGTTCAGAGTAGCCCGTCCTGACCGTGGAAATAGTGTCACAGCCCGTACTAAGGCGCAGCAACTAGAGCAACTAGGTAACATTATCACCTTTGTGTACGGTAACTTAAACCGTACTGGTGCAAGGCTTCGTAGGGCAGGTACTGCAGTAATAAACAAAAAATTTAATGCGTCAGCGTGGGATCAAATGTCGGATGATATCTTGTCTAACCCGCAAACTGCTAAGAGGTTGACTGAGATAATTCTCAAGGAAGAATTTAACCCATCAATCACTTCGCGGGTTGTAGCCTCAACTATAGACGCCCTAGTCTACGCAGGTATGTTTGGCCCAGAGGATGCAGAAGAGGCCCGTCAGATGAATTTTGAGATTATTGCTGCCTCGGCAGAAGCTGAAGCCAATGTCAGACAGTACACCCGTGACGGTAAAACCTTTATGGGAAACATCTGGGATCAAACTAAGGATGCCTTCTCAGAAACATTCCTGCAGTAGATAAAGCTAAACCCCCCTTAGATTTCTCTAAGAGGGGCCGCTTTCACTAACCCGTGGGGATACCACTCTCCACTGGTTACACAAATTATATAATTTTAAGGGCCTGTAGTCAATAAGACTATGGGCCTTTTATGTAAAAACGCCCCCAAAAGGGGGCGCTTTCTTGTTGTGTATCTAACGAAAGGAGTTGCCATTCAGACCAACGAGTAGCAACTTACTATGCTCTTTAATGGTAGATCACTTAGGGATTATAGGTCAACCCCTAATCTCGGTAAGGTGTGAATATTTCATGTAATATGATAAAGACAGTATAGAAGGGCCAAAACAGAGCTAAGAGCACTAGGTTTGCTGGGGGAGTACCCTCTGCAGGTTCAAAAACCAGTATGATGAATATAGACCCTAGAAGCCAAAGAATTATGGCGAACATCCACTCTATCGGTATCATAGCTATTTCCTTCGCTTTTCATATTTTGAGAAGGCTCGTATCCATGTCGCGCAAACATCACTACGGACAATATCCCTCTCTGTAAATTCTATTACGGGGAATGGCAGTAGTTGGTCCTTAACTATCCCAATGACCTTTCTGAGACCGCTTCTCTCAGCCAAGTCTGTTTGTGCTACATCCCCATTAATAACCGCTTTGGTATTCTCGCCCAACCTAGTCAAGAAAAGCTTTAGCTCTTCGTAGGTGCAGTTTTGGGCTTCATCTAGAATAATGAATGCATTCTCAAATGACTTGCCCCGTAGTGTCTCAAACGGCTCTATCTTTAGATCGCCATGCTTGATCATTATTTCGACTGCAGCACTGCCAAGATGCTTCTTTAATACGTCTACGATAGGCGCTACCCAAGGACTCATTTTCTGCTCTAAGGAGCCAGGAAAGAAGCCTATGCCCTTACCCCCTGCCGCAATATTGGGCCTTGTTATAACAATAGTAGTAACACTTCTGTTACTATACATCTTGGCAGCTTGCGTTGCCGCCATGAAGGTCTTGCCTGTGCCAGCGCACCCTGTAACTAGGATAACGGGGTCTCTATTGAGAGCCGCTATGTAGACAGACTGAGTTGCTGTGAGGGCCTTTAGTTCTATGTGGGGCTTTCTGGTAGTCTTGTTTCCCAGATCGTCCTGAGTTTGTTTTTTTCTACGGGTAAATCGTCTAGCATTTTTGCTCATTCTGGGCTCTATATTTTAGCTCATTTAGAAGCGTAGTTTGTTCGTGAGCAGACATAGTCCTCCACTCACGAATTTCATTGGCTGTTCGACTGCACCCTGCACACATTCCGCTGCTATCTAGTTTGCATTGTTTTATGCAGGGTGAGGCTACTTGGACGATGCTACTCACACTTACGGAGACCCGTGGATGTGTCGAAATAGCATGCACCACCCTCCTCAACGAAGTCTTGGTTTTGCTCTACTACAGGGTCTTCAGTGACCTTTTCAGTATTAGTTGCGTTTAAAATTCCATAACGCTTTCCTGACGCCCTAAAGGTAGTTGCCCCAGAGGCCCCGCCTTCATAAGCGTCCAAGTATATTTTCTTGAAATCCTCCCACGAAACATTGTCGCCAACATTGCATGTTTTGGAGCAAGCGGAGTCTACATAGTAGGAAGCTACATTGAGAACTTTAACATGATCAAATACAGAAAGTTCGTCTGCAGTGTTTGGTTCCACTCCAAATTTTGAGTATCCATAGTCTACAACTTCGTAAACATGAGGACCGTCTATTTCTTGGATTGTACGATCATATTTTACACTGAATACAGGTTCAATGCCAGAGGAAACATTGTCTGCAGAAAGAGAAATAGTTCCAGTTGGCGCAACACTTAATAAATGGCTATTGCGAATTCCGTACTTTGCAATATCGGAACGGATATCATCGGGAAGCGTCTTGGCGAAACCACTATCAAGGTACTCTTTTTGGAATAGAGGAAAAGGACCCTTTTCAACCGCTAGTGCTATAGATGCACGATAGGCACCATCCCTGATAGTACCCATGATCTCTTTCATTACCCGCACAAAGTCATCGGTTCCGTAGGGAAACCCTAATCCTTCGATGGCATTAGCCAAACCCGTGATACCAAGGCCCATACGGCGCTTACTTACCGCTTCTTCCTGTTGTTCAGGGAGTGGGTACGTTGCACGATCCACCACATTATCCATAGCCCGTACAACATGAGGAATATCATTGCGGAGTTGGTTCATATTGAACACATACTTACCGTCATGCTCCACCATATACTTCACAAGGTTAAATGACCCTAGCAAGCATGCACCATTAGGCGGCAAGGGCTGCTCCCCACATGGATTTGTAGCCGCGATAGTTTCACAGTAATGCAGGTTATTTTTTGAGTTGATGCGGTCAATAAACAGAATCCCAGGCTCTGCCCAATCCCATGTGCATCTCATAATTTCATCCCACAGCGCACGGGCGTTTACTACCTTATAAACCTTTCCTTCAAAGCGCAGTTCAAAGTCCGTATCTGCTTTTACCGCTTCCATGAATTCATCAGTAACGCCCACAGAGATATTAAACTGTGTGAGGTGGTCACTATTGGTCTTTGCACGAACAAACTCTTCGATATCGGGGTGATCGACGCGCAATACGCCCATTTGGGCTCCTCTGCGGTTTCCTGCCGAAGCAATTGTTTTGCATGTTGCATCAAAAATTCCCATAAACGAGATGGGACCGCTGGAAGAGCTATCTAGTGATGTAATATGACTGCCAGAGGGGCGAAGAGTACTAAAGTCATACCCGATACCTCCACCAAGCTTCATGGTCTGTGCCGCCCGTTTAGCCGACTCCATGATTTCTTCTAGGCCATCTTGGATAGTGTCACTCACGAAACAGTTGTATGGTGTGACGGTGCGGGGAGCCCCCATGGCTGATTGAACGCGCCCTGCAGGTAGAAAACGCTGCTCTAATAAAATGTTTTTAAAGTTATTGTAGTGATATTCATCGTCTTTAAGTGCGCCTGATACACGGCTCATTGCATCATAGAAACACTCACCTTTTCCACGGTATTTGTCGGAGTGAATTTTTTGGGAAATAGGTAGAGTGGGTCCGTAGTCTTCTTTGCTCATTTTGCTATCCTTGCTCTTATTATTGGTCGTTTTTTGTTAAATATTTGGGGCAAGATTTAGACAGGTTTTGCAGGACGAAGGTCACCCCGTCCTTTTTTAAGTCTACTTCCACCCCTGAATCGAAATATTGCCGACACTCCATGTTCACGCAGTCTGATTTGCAGAACACCCTGTCATTGTCGGAGGTCACCTGTTGTCGCCAGAACCACCTAGAACTCCACGCGCCAATCGGCTGTTTAGTTTAGTAAGGTTGTCGCTTGCTACATCACTTAGGTTAAGGTTTAGGTCCGTACACAAAGCAGAGATATACCAAAGTACATCACCTAGCTCTTTGCCAATCTCAACGCGGTTTTCAGGTAGAAAATATTGCCCCCCTTGATCCCGCATTATTTTTTTTATTAGGCCACTTACTTCTCCCGCCTCTGAGAAGAGGCCCATGGAGGGATACACGACAACATCTGCATCGTCATAAATTTGGGTTCGTGAAGCTTGCGCTTGGTAATCTGCAAAATCTAGAGACATTATTCGTTACTTTCTTGGAGTTGTTCTACTAATTTGTTGAGGTAATATTGGGCTTTCTCGGAGTCCTGTCGGGGCTTTTTCTTGTAGTCCAGACGCCACAGATATTTTATTACTGTGCCTCGGAGGTAACCTCGGTACTGATCTTCATTCAGCATTTCTTTTATAGCGTCGATGCACTCAATGTCGCCCTGCGTGTAGTGTGGGGGCGAGTTGACCATGTCCTGTTGTTCATCGACGGTTGTGAAGGGTGGCATATGTGCTTTCATGGGATATTCCTCAGTGCTTAGTGGTATCAAACGGGACTACGGTTTCATCAAAATCGGAGTCTCGCAGTAAAGCGTCGAGTGCCATGTCTTGCTCACCAATCTTCTTTAATGCTCCCAAGCCGTGGCGCATCAAAAATAGAACGCCCAGAGTGACAGATTGAATAATGTCCTCTTGTTCTGGGGTAATATTATCCGAAAGGTGTTCTAGCCTAACGATAGCTAATTGATCGTCTTCCACTAGGGCTAGACCTACCATTATACTATTTTCTGGCACTAAAATCTCGTCTTTTCTTTCGCTCATTTCACTTTTTCTTTTTGTATAAGTTTGATGGCTTTAAGAGACTTTTTGTTTGGGGGTTCATTGACCCAATTTACGGGAACTTCTTTGTCTGCGTAGGGGATGCCAAGACGCTCACAGATATCGGAATATCTACTCTTAGCCCCTTTGCTAATTTTTGCCCGACTGTTGGAAAATACCATGCGAAGTTCCAAATCTGGGTACTGCTCTTTAAGTAATTTATGCTTCTTTCTTGAAGCCAAATCCCATCGTCCTTTAGTTTCAATTACAATTCCGTTGGGCAGTACGAAATCGGGCAGGTAAGTGTGTTTTGATGCTGGAACCAGATATGGTATTTTAAATGGCTCAAATTTCGCATCACACTTCAGAAGCCTCAACTGCTCCTGAACTCTCTCTTCCAGACCACTACGATACCCTGCCTGTATTGCTCTTTGTCGAGCAGGATAATTACGCATTGCGCCGTACTTACGCATTCTTGCTAGCTACCTCTGGGAAGTCGTTCATCCATAAATTTACAACAAAGGTTCGCCGTACCCCTCCGTACACAGGGGTGACCCGATGGTAAAAGTGAGGGTTGAACATTACGAGGCGGTCACGACAGGGAGATAACCTTTCGGTCTTCTCAAAATCATCGTCGTTGTAGATTTCCAAATACCCACCATCATAAGTCTGGGGGGATGGATAATAGACTGCACCAAAGTCTGGAGTTACTATTTCTCCAGTGCGCTCAAAGATTGCTTCGTCTTTATCTTTGTGGATTCCAAGCTCTTTATTGGTTGATCCATTCAGGGTGTTACCCCAATATTCAAATCCCTTGGCCTTTTCAATCTCTGGGAAATCTTTCCATATTTCGTAGATCAAGTGCTTCCAAGGATCGTCTATACCAACAGACCCTAGATCACCCCACCAACCAGACCACCATGAAGTATTCTGAGGTAGGGTGGCCCACTCGGTAGCACTATTAATTTTATTAATTACGGCATCACGCCCGATGAAGTTGTCTACTACTTTCATTCTACAGGCTCCCATGGAGTGTAGTCTGAGTACCAGAAGTGCCGTGGCTCTTTTGCTTGGGAGCCTGTCTGAGGTTTGTACTGAGCATCGGGCCAGCATGTTGATCTGTAATCACAGAAGGTACAGGTTATACCTAGCCTCTTGTTGCCTGTAGGCTTACGATTGAAGAACTCATCTTCTGGCTCAAAGCACCTCTCAAACTCGCTGTCGGAGTTTACTTTGTTAATAGTGGTTTCGATGTTTCCACGGATTTCTTGCTTTTCAGCATCTGACAAGTCAGCTTCGACAACTACAGTTTCGCCACTACTCTTATCTACAACAATCCAGCCGCCCATAGGCTTTTTCTGGCCCTCTGAGTACCCGTAAAGCTGTCCGACATATCCAAAATCATCGGTGCGCTTAACTGCATCAAAACCCTTCTGCCATTTATTCTTGAAGGCCCAAGGAGCGGAAGATTTAATGTCGAACACCTTACCTTCGATGTCTACGTCACTTTCACCCTTGATAGTTGTATCTGCTATATCAAGACTGACTATGTCTTTGCCGCCTGTAATGTCTGCTTTGGCAAGCTTTAGGAACACCATGGTCCACGCCTCGACAGCATCACCTATGAGCATTCTCATTATGAAATTGTATGGCTTTCGTATCTTCTTAGCCCCTGCTTTATTCATTTGAAGCTGGCAGGAGTGTTTGCCCATGTTGGACATACGGATACGGAAGGGATCACTAGGGTCCCTGTTGAATTGTTTATCAAATGCCTCTGACATATCTGCCAGAAATTCTTCTTTGATTTTACTGGTTACATCGATGGGCTCGGAATTGGATACCTTTTCCATCACGCCGCGCAGAGCTACTTCTATAAAAGACAAATTCATACAGTCCCCCTAAAAAGAAGGTTAAAGAATGAGGGGGCCGTAGCCCCCCAATGAAGTAGGAAAGGTCAGCCGATGTGTAAGGAGGGGTCTTCATCCATGTAGTCGGCAGTAGCTTCCAATGCATCGTCCATGCCCTTATTCTCGGTAAAGGCTTTAACGTAGCTCTGTTCGATTGCAGCGTTCTCTTGCTCCATCATCTGACCAAAAACTTTCACGGTCTCAATGATATTTTCATCTACTGGAGCGTCTGTATTATGATCAACTGCAAAGTCTACCATCCAAACTGCACCATCCAGCCGCGTCGATAGGTCAAGCCAAACTGTGGCTACGCTCTTACTAGGAGGTAGGCCCCTAGTGACCTGTTTATCAAAGGGCATGTAGTTGAGGCCCTTACAGTGCAACTGAAAAGGATAGTTTTGTAGCTCTCGCTTTTTTTCGTTTGCATCCTCACCAACACCTGAAAGAACACCGCGAAGTATGCGTGTAAAGGTAGATTTCTTACGCCAAGCTTGTTGATCTTCCTCTGACAGAAGCTTTAAGGATTTAGAGTCAGGTCTTCCGCAACGCAGAGTGCCAGCCATATCGCGTGGATTTTTATCGTAAGGAGTAGGCATTAGAATAGTCTTGTTAAGTAAAGAACCAGTTTCGTCTTGGGCTCGGAACTGAAAATATTCAGCCAATATGCGAAGCTTTGGGTTCTTCATATATACATATTCGCCATCTGTGTCGGTTATTCGGAAACGCCCCGCCCGAACCTCTCGCCCAAGTTTGTCCACTGGACGATAGTTGACTCCCAAAAAGGGTATTTTTATTGTTTCTGGGGGCGCGGATTGCGTTCCATTCACCATTGCCAAAAGTCGGTCTGCTTCACTGGAGCCTGTTGTTACTGCTACTTGATTCATTTGTGAACCTCTTCTCTTTAAGTTAGACCCCTACTATACGATTAAGTAGGGTCCCTATCAAGGGGTATTTCATTAATTTCCATCCAGTTTTTGCCTGTAGCAATCTCTATTTTCAGCGGCAATTTCATCTCAAAATCCCACAAAGTTTTAGAGTCCTCGGTAACACTCAGCATTCCTTCTTTCAGGAACTGCATTACCTGTTTCTTTTCAGATGGGTGAACATCACACACCAAACTATCATGGACAGTAATGATCAGTTTTGACTTTAGGTCAGCCTCTCTAAACAACCTTAGAACATTCACACAGGCTCTTGGCACACAGTCTGCAGTACTGAAACTTTGCACGGGGTAGTTGCATATGTTTGTTGCATTGGTTACCCGCCCTCCTGCAGTACGTTTGACATCATCGAAAGCAAACTGTCTTCCCGTGGGGGTCGAGATAAAACCTTCCTCAAGGGCTTGTGTAAATAGCTCTTGGTGCCACTCACCTAGACGTTTGTAGATCACAAAATACTGATCATAATATTCTTTGATGTGCTCCTTCTCAAATGACCCTCGGCCCCCGAAAAGGGGACTAAAAGTTGTTGCCTTCGCCTGGGACCTCTGTTCTTTGGTTACTTCTTCTGGGGTGCATTTGTTTATAATAGATGCAGTCTGCCTATGAACATCAAACCCATCTAGAACTTGTTGTATGATCACAGGGTCCCTAGATAGCTCTCCAGCCCCAGTGAATTCTAATTGCGCATAATCCGCTTCCCAGATTTCACCGCCTTCAAACCTAGAAACAACTGCACGGCGAACAGGAAACTTATTACCCTTGGGCATATTTTGCCAATTAGGACCACTACTAGATAGCCTACCCGTGGCTGTTGTAGTCTGATTAAAGTTAGGATGTATTAGATCGCTTGATCTGGTGTATATGTTGAGGCCCTTAACAAATGTATTCAGGTAGACATCAACAGCATTCTTGCGGATCAACTTCGTTAGAAACAACTCCGCATCAACTTTGCCTTTTGCTTGTGCCTGTTTAATCAGTAGCTGCAAAGTTTTCTTGTCAGTTTTAAACCCATTTACTGACGATGAATTTTGCCTACCCATCGGTACAAGCTTAAAGCCACAGACGGTCTTTGTATTTTCGTAGATAACCCCCGCTCTGTCCTCGCAGTTGAGGCAGGTTGTAAGGTTTTTCCAAGGGGTCCCGTCCTTTTTAACTTTACGGATCATGCCCGTTCCGTTGCAAGAATGACAGTGGTGAGC